CCCAAAAATAACCCCGGGGGAATTTTTCCCTGAATGTCTTTGTTTATCGGGGGTTTAAAGTCATTGGAAAAGAGCTCGAACTCAGCACAAAGTGGAAGGAGGTCGCGTGCCAGCAAGGAAAAGACACTTGGAAATAGTTCCAAGGCGGCGCAAACCCGCGACAACTCCTGAAGCTCGCGAGCGTGAGATGGTTTCAGCCGCAATTGACCTTGCCGAACAGCAGATCCGAAGCGGAGTTGCTTCATCGCAGGTCATAACACATTTCTTGAAGCTGGGTTCGAGTCGTGAACAGCTCGAACAGCAGCGGCTCGAGCACGAGAACGAACTTACACGAGTAAAAATTGAGGCTCTCGAATCTCAGAAGCGCGTGGAAGAGCTGTACATGGAGGCGCTTACGGCTATGCGCTCTTACGCGGGAGATTTGCCGACTCCCGAATCCAATGTCGAAGATTAGGACCTATATCGAGCTTCGTCAATTGGAAACGTTCGAAGATCGTTATTATTACCTCGAATTAAAAGGAGTTCTCGGAAGAGAGACCTTTGGCTTCGATCGATGGGTCAATCAACGTTTTTACAAGTCTCGAGAGTGGAAACGAGTGCGAAATCATGTCATAACACGTGACAATGGTTGTGATCTTGGTGTTTCCGGTTTTGAAATCTATTCCGGCTTGCTGGTTCATCATATGAATCCGGTAACGCCAGATGATTTGAAGCACAATGAAGATTGGGTTATCGATCCTAATTTTCTCGTGACTACGTCCTTACAAACTCATAATGCCATTCATTTCGGCGATGCAAGTTTACTTCCGAGGGGTCCCGTGGTGAGGGAGCGAGGTGATACGACACTCTGGTAAGGAATCGACATGATCGTTGGTATAGCGAACATCGAAGGTGATCTTCTAGGAACGATTGGCGTTTTTCTTTCCGATGCGGGCAGTCTTCTGACAGCGCTTGGCGCGATCCACTATGAGCAGAAGCGGGGAAAAAGGATCTGTGACGAACGCTTCCAAGCGTTTCGTGATGGATTAGACGAAGGAGTAGGATTGGAGGAATCAGAGGTCGGAAAGGACGACCTATGAGATGGAAAGTTTGGATATTAGGCTTATCGAGTATTGCGCTTGCCGGAACTTCAGGTTATTTGGCTGCAACCACTTTTGCGCAGGGAAATGCTGAAGAACCAAGAACGGTTACCGTTGATGTCGGTACAGGAGTGCAAGGACCGCCGGGTGAAACCGGTCCACAAGGTCCAGCTGGACCGAAAGGTGATACTGGAGACAAAGGTGCACAAGGACCAATAGGTGAAACAGGTCCAATCGGCGAAACAGGTCCACAAGGGCCTCCGGGACCGGCTGGAACTGGTGGTGGAGTATGTGGAGGAGCTCCGACGGGTTATTCTCCAGGATTCTTGAAGATTAATACTCCTGGCGGACAAGTTACGATCTGGACTTGTCTCGAACCGAAGCGATGAACAGCGTAGATCAGATATTCCTGACGTTTATCAAAGGCGTTTTCATAATCTTCGTGTTATATGCGCTTGGAATGACCGCGGTTATTATTTGGGGCGATGATGCTTTGGCCGTGAAATTAATCAATACTTGGTCGAGCATGTTCGGGGCGTTTATCGGTTTAGGCTCCGGCTATCTCTTGGGGAGAAGTAGAGCTACCCAGAATGAGCCGAATAAGGAGGAATAATGCCCGAATGGTACGAAATGGGCTATCCTGGCGGACCGATGGTGGCTGTAAAAGGCTTCCCGAGACCACTATATCCACCAAATTCCGCCCCAAAGTACAAGCCGTCGATGGATGGGCCGGATGTCGAGGCCTATAAACGTACGATCAGTCGTGCCGGACGTTGGAAGTGGCAAACGTTCGATCAGGCCTTTAGCAACGGATTTTCACAGGGTAAAGGGCCTAATGTCCTCGATACTGGAGTTGCTGGTGTCCAGAGGCAGCAGAAAATTCAAGCAACTGGATTCATTGGAAAAGAAACGTTTAATATGCTCCGTTCGATCATCATTCCCGAAGGACTCCCCAATGCGGGGCAGTATGCGATGGATGCTCGTTCGGTTGAGTTGCTCAATGCGGCTTTTGATCGCTTCAAGGGACAAGAGCCAAGCGATAAACCGGCTACTTCTGCACAAGCGCGCTTGAAGAAAGCGCAGTCACAAGTAGGTAAGAAAGAATCACCTATGAATTCCAATATGCAGGAGTATGGCTCTTGGTATGGGATGAATGGAGTTCCTTGGTGCGCGATTTTCTGCACTTGGTGCGATCAACTTAGTGGTAGTCCGGCAAAAAGTTTTATGAGAAGCAGTCGTTATTCGTATGTTCCTTATATTGTTAACGACGCTCGTTTGGGTAAGTATGGTCTATCGATTGTTAGCTCACCAAAGCCGGGAGACCTAGTTTGTTATGACTGGTCTCGTGATGGTGAGTATGATCATATCGGAATTGTACTTACAACGCCAAATAGTTCGGGCGTATTCGAGGCAATCGAAGGTAATACCTCAACGTCCAATAATTCCAATGGCGGTCAAGTTATGCAACGAACAAGAAATCGTAATAGTCAAGGTACGGTATTTGTTCGAGCAGCGGAATGAAAGGAATAGACATGACAGAGACACAGCCCGAACCCGCCACCGCTCCTGAGGCTCCCGATACAGCTCCGTCTGAGGAAGAGCAGGAGGGTGAGCGCTACGACGGTGGCGAGATTCCGCATGTGCCTGATACTGAGCCTGAGACTGAGCAGGCCGACGAAGATTAATTAAAGAAAAGTGGGTGAAGAAGATGGAACAAAGTATTCTCACTAGTACAAAGAAAATTCTCGGAGTTGCTGAAGATTACGCCGTATTCGATCTCGATATCATTACACATATTAATACCGCTTTTTCCACTCTCACCCAGTTGGGGGTTGGACCAGCTGAGGGATTCATGATCGAAGATGACACCAAGCTTTGGACTGATTATATTGTCGATGATCTTCAGTACAATTCAGTAAGGACATATGTTTTTCTTCGTGTACGACAGCTGTTTGACCCTCCGTCAACATCGTATCTAATCACAGCCGTTAATGATCAAATCAAAGAACTCGAGTGGCGTTTGAATGTGCATCGGGAAGAGACGGGCTGGACTGATCCTGATCCGTATCCAACAGATCCCGATGCGATCGAAGATGCCGCCTACTTTTCCGACATGGCCGCGTGGAGACGTTGGGTGGATAATGGTACTCAACCGGTTCGTCGAGGTTTGAGAGGTTAAATAGGAAGGTGGTGAACGATGGGAGTTGAGGGACTCGATCAGGCCGCGGCTGATTCGACAGCTGAGCCGGAGAAGACCGAACGTGAAGATCCCGTGGCCGCACATGAACGCAAAACCGCAGAGCGTGAGGAAGCAAGAAAGGCTCGTTCAGAGCGACTAGGCCATGAGATTCATGAAGAGAAGAAAGAAACGAAGAAGAAGTCGGCAAAGAAGGAAGCCGCTGAGGCTGAGAAAACGGAATAGGAGGCGAGATGGACACCGCCTCAATCGTAGAAAAAATTCTTCTTCATATTTCAGAAAAACCGTGGAGTTCTTACACGGAAGCTGATTATACGATTGAACAATGGCATTCTGCCTGTTTGATCCACTTGCATAGCGGTGCTCCTACCTCTAAAAGTGAATGTAAGCTTCCGGTCAAGACTCCGAATGGAGCGTTGAGTCGAAATGGAGTTCATGCTGCGGCAGCCGCATTAGCTGGAGCACGATCGCCACTCAAAGCTCCTCCAGAACAGAAGACGAAAGCAGCTAATGCTCTTAGGAGATACTATAGTCAACTAGGAGAAGAACCGCCGGACTCACTGAAACAGTCTGACAATATGGTCGAGAATATTCTCGCACATCACGGCGTCAAAGGAATGAAGTGGGGTGTCCGTCGCAAGGCCACTGTTGGTCCACGGGAAGTCATCATCAGTGATAAACGAAAAAAGATCAGGACTTCTGGTGGCGAAGGGCATCCTGCTCATCCTGACGCTGTTCGTGCCCGTACGCTGCAACGAGTGGGAAAGAAAAGTGGGCTGAAAGCGCTCTCGGACAAGGAATTACAAGACTATTCAAGGCGTTTACAGCTCGAACAGAATGCCAAGCGACTTAATTACAACGATATGAATGCGGGTAAGAAATTTGTTGCTACTTTGCTTGGTCAAACGGGTAAAAGTACAGCTCAAAACGCTGCTAACGATGTTGCCGGACAACAAGTTAAGAAGCGTTTGATTCAACTGGGGGCACTTGCTGCATGAAAGACACAATTGCTGTAGCTATAGTTGTCATCATCCTTCTTGTTGTCTTGGTGATCGCTATGAGGCGGGACGAAGGCGGTGAATAAATTGAAGGGAGGTTAGTATGGGTCTGTCTAATACTGCGACACCGATCTATTACGGTCTGTTTCGCGAGGCAGTTCTCCGCGGTGAGATTCCGGTTAATCGAGAAATCTCGATGGAGATGAATCGAATCGATTCGCTCATTGCTAACCCCAACATCTATTACGATGATCAAGCTATCGAAGGATTTATTCGATATTGTGAAGGGGAGTTGACGTTAACGGATGGATCTGATTTACATTTGCTGGATTCTTTTAAATTGTGGGCCGAACAAATCTTTGGATGGTATTACTTCGTCGAACGGAGTGTATACGTTCCCACAAAAGAGAATCATGGCGGTCATTATGAGAAACGTCTGATCAAAAAACGTTTAACGCTCAAACAGTACTTGATCGTCGCTCGAGGTGCAGCAAAGTCCATGTATGCTTCAACTATTCATTCGTATTTTCTTAATGTTGACACTGCGACGACTCATCAAGTCACTACAGCGCCAACAATGAAGCAGGCTGACGAGGTGATGTCCCCATTTCGGACTGCGATCACGCGCGCGCGCGGGCCTCTGTTCAAGTTCTTAACCGAAGGATCGCTGCAGAATACAACCGGCTCGAGAGCTAATCGAGTCAAGTTGGCAGCGACCAAGAAAGGGATCGAGAACTTCCTCACGGGCTCATTGCTTGAAGTTCGTCCGATGGCGATCAACAAGCTGCAAGGTCTTCGCCCAAAGATTTCTACGATTGACGAGTGGTTATCAGGAGATCTGCGCGAAGATGTTGTAGGCGCTGTCGAACAGGGAGCCTCGAAACTGGAAGATTATCTGATTGTAGCTATTAGCTCTGAAGGAACTGTTCGAGCGGGTTCGGGCGATACGATCAAGATGGAATTAGCGGATATTCTTAAAGGTGAATACTTGGCACCACATGTTTCGATCTGGCATTACAAGCTCGATGAGATCGAGGAAGTTGCTGATCCAGCAATGTGGGTAAAGGCGAATCCAAATCTTGGGGCGACGGTTTCCTATGAGACATATCAATTGGATGTGGAACGAGCCGAAAAAGCACCTGCTAGTCGAAATGATATCCTCGCTAAGCGATTCGGAATTCCAATGGAGGGTTACACTTATTTCTTTACGTATGAAGAAACCCTTCCACATCGCTCTCGAGAATTCTGGCAAATGGCATGTGCGCTTGGAGCCGACTTGTCTCAAGGTGACGACTTTTGTGCATTCACATTCTTATTTCCCCTTGGTCGTGAAAAATATGGAATAAAGACACGTAGTTATATTACCGAGCTCACGTTGTTCAAACTTCCGGCGGCGATGCGTCAAAAATACGAGGAATTCGTCAATGAAGGAAGCTTGCATGTCATGCCGGGAAACATTCTCGACATGATGGAAGTATATGACGACCTCGATCGTTTTATTCAGGCTTCCGAATACGACGTTCGGGCGCTTGGCTACGATCCATACAATGCCAAGGAATTTGTTGCTCGTTGGGAAGGTGAGAACGGACCGTTTGGAATCGAGAAGATCATTCAAGGAGCCAAGACGGAATCGGTTCCTTTGGGCGAGATCAAAATTATGAGTGAAGAGCGACTGTTGATCTTCGATCAAGCGTTGATGTCGTTTGCGATGGGTAATGCGATTACACTCGAGGATACGAATGGAAATCGCAAGTTGCTCAAGAAGCGTCAGGACGAGAAGATCGATAATGTCGCTGCGTTAATGGATGCTTGGATCGCCTACAAGTTAAACAAGGAGGCGTTCGAATGATAATGCCTAAAACTTGGAATGAAGTCGCACTAATTGCTATTGCGGTGATTCTGCTTCTTGCGCTTTTGTTTGGATGGGGTTAATTGAAACGAGTGAGTTTTGGGAAAGGAGGTGAGAGGTGCCGCGATTTGGTAATACGTTAAGACACGCTTGGAATGTTTTCTCGAATCAGGAGTATAGAGTCAAAGCTCAGCCAGCCGTGGGTTATGGATCGGGCAGACCGGATCGTGTGAGACTTAGAATTCCCAATGAACGCTCACTCATCTCTTCAATTTACACACGTCTTAGCATTGACGTTGCGTCAGTAGATATGCGTCATGTACGGACGGACAAGGAACATCGGTATCTTGAAGACATTGATAGCGGTCTCAATAATTGTTTGACTGTTGAAGCCAATATTGATCAAGCTGCGCGCGCGTTTAGGCAAGATGTAGCAATGACACTTTTTGATAGAGGCGTTGCAGCGCTTGTTCCTGTTGATACTTCGATTAGTCCACAGCAAAGTGGGGGATTCGACATCCTGACGCTTCGTGTCGGCGAGATTACAACTTGGTTTCCGAATCATGTACGAATCAATTTGTACAATGAAGCAAAAGGTGAACGAGAAGAAATTACATTGCAGAAATCTGCGGTGGCGATTGTCGAAAATCCTTTGTATTCGGTTATGAACGAGCCGAACTCGACTCTTCAGCGTTTGCTTCATAAACTTAATCTTTTGGATACAGTCGATAACCAAGCTGCTTCTAAACAACTTGATCTAATCATTCAGCTTCCATATGTGATCAAGTCTGAAGCTCGTAGAGAGCAAGCCGAGCAGCGACGTAAGGACATTGAGTTCCAACTTAGTAACAGTACCTATGGTATTGCCTATACGGACGGAACTGAAAAGATCACCCAGCTGAATCGTCCGGCTGAGAATAGTCTTATGGGTCAGATCGAGTATCTAACGACTATGCTTTATGGTCAGCTTGGTCTAACCGAAGAGGTCATGAATGGTACGGCCGATGAAAAGGCGATGTTGAATTATTGGAATCGTACTATCGAGCCGGTTCTTACAGCCATTGTCGAAGCGATGCGACGCACCTTCTTGACCAAGACTGCTCGGACACAAAAGCAGACGATTGAGTTCTTCCGAGATCCATTTCGTTTGGTTCCGGTTGAGAACATTGCTGAGATTGCCGATAAGTTTACTCGTAATGAGATCATGACGTCGAATGAGATGCGGCAAGTTGTTGGCCTGGCTCCCCATCCAGATCCTAAGGCCGACCAATTGCTGAACAGCAACATGCCGCAAGGCAGTCCGACACCTACTGGAGTTGTAGCAGAAGACAGTCCGTCTATGCTTGATTTAGCATCTACTTTCGACTCAAGATTAAGGAAGGACGTTCAAAATGGGAGCAGAGGCTAAGCCTGACTTTAGCGGCTATGCCACGAAGGCTGGTCTTAGATGCTCGGATGGCCGGACGATCATGCCAGATGCTTTCAAGCATCAAGATAAGGAAACTGTTCCGTTGGTTTGGCAGCACGGCCATAATGAGCCCAGCAACGTGCTTGGCTATGCCACTCTTGAACATCGTGAAGACGGTGTTTATGCCTACGGTTTCTTCAACGAGACCGAGCAGGCAAAGAACGCCAAGGTGCTGGTACAGCATGGAGACATCAAGTCATTGTCGATCTATGCCAATGGACTCACCGAGAAAGCGAAGCAGGTTCTGCACGGTTTTATTCGTGAGCTGAGCCTTGTTCTATCGGGAGCCAATCCTGGTGCACTGATCGACAATATTACACTCGCTCATGCTGACGGCGATATGGTTACGTTGGAAGACGAAGCCGTTATCTACACCGGTCTGGAACTTGTTCATGCCGATGCAGAGTCGTCGAGTTCAGATAGTGAAGATGAGAATGCTCCGACTGTTCAGGAAGTCTATGACTCGATGACTGAGGAGCAAAAGGAAGTCGTTCATTACATGATTGGTGCCGCCCTTGAGACCGCAGGCGAGACTCTTAAGGGGGCAGCGGCCCATTCCGACAAGGAAGACGAAACCGAAGTTGAAGATACGAAGGTTGAAGAGAACTCTGAGTCGGAACTCGTCCACCATGATGAAACTAATGAAGAGGAAGGACGGCGAATGACCCGCAACGTCTTCGAGCAGCGTGACGAAGGCACGAAAGTGGAGGAGAAGCCAACTCTCACGCATGATGCGATGCGGGAGATCGTTACCGATGCTCAAAAGTCTGGATCGCTGAAGGATGCCGTCGAGGCGTATGCTCTTCGGCATGGTATCGACAACATCGAGCTGCTCTTCCCGGATGCTCGCTCGATCACGAACACGCCCGAGTTCGATCAGCGGCGTGTCGAATGGGTCTCGGGTGTCATTAACGGCACCAGGCACTCACCGTTCTCTCGCATCAAGTCACTCGTCGCTGACATCACGGTCGAAGAGGCACGTGCTCTGGGTTATGTGAAGGGAAATCTGAAGAAGGAGGAGTTCTTCGGATTGACCAAGCGGGTCACGACCCCGACCACGGTCTACAAGAAGCAGCAGCTCGATCGTGACGACATCGTCGATATCACCGACTTCGACGTTGTGGCCTGGCTCAAGGCCGAGATGCGTCTGATGCTCGACGAGGAGCTCGCCCGTGCAGTTCTGATCGGCGATGGTCGCAATGTCGCTAGCGCGGACAAGATCAAGGATCCGGCAGCAGCTGCCGAGGGTTCCGGTATTCGTTCGATTTTGCTCGATCATGACCTTTATGCCGCCAAGGTCGAAGTGGATGCCGATGCTGATCCGAATGACGTTGTTGATGCCTTCGTTACAAACATGGGTGTCTACAAGGGTTCGGGAGCACCGTCTCTGTACACGACCCGGCCGTTTTTGACGACGATGTTGCTTGCTCGTGACACGACGGGACGGCGCATGTATCGTGGTGTCGCGGAACTCGCGCAGGAGCTGGGCGTTTCCGAGATCGTCGTGGTCGAAGTGATGGAAGCGGAGACCGATCTGCTTGGTATCGTCGTCAATCTGAAGGACTACACGATTGGTGCTGACAAGGGCGGAGAGATCAACTTCTTCGACGACTTCGACATCGACTACAACCAGTACAAGTACCTGTACGAGACTCGCGTCTCCGGTGCTCTGACCAAGATCCGCTCCGCGGTGGTCTTCACTAGGGCTGCCGCCGGTCCGTAAAGTAAAAGGTAGGTACCTCATGACGAGGTTCCACGGTCGTATTGGTTATGGTGAAACTGAAGAACAAGCTCCAGGCGTATGGGTAGATACGATCGTTGAGCATTCTTATACCGGGGACGTTATTCGCAATGCGAGAAATCTGCGTGAAGGTGAGAATCTCAACTTCGATCTCAATGTGCAGAATTCAATCAGCATTGTGGCTGATGCGTATGCCAATGAGCACTTCTTCAAGATCAAGTACGTGGAATGGGCGGGGGCTTTGTGGACGATTTCGAGCGTCGAAGTGCAAAGCCCTCGTCTGATTCTTAGATTAGGGGAGGTGTACAATGGGCCAACGCCTGGAGTTACACCAACTCCTTGAAACGTTTGCAGAGAATGTCTATTTTCAGCCGCCGACCAATATTCAATTGAAGTATCCTTGTATCATCTATCATCGTGACTGGGCTGAGACGAAATTTGCGGACGACAAGCCTTACAATCATACGTTGAGATACATGGTTATGGTCATTGACCCGAATCCGGACAGTGAAATCCCGGCTAAGGTGGCGTCAATGCCGCTGAGTTTGTTTAATCGCTTTTATACAGCTGATAATCTAAATCATGATGTTTTTAACGTATACTTCTAAGGGAAAGGAAGCAAATGGCCCCTTTGACTTGGGACCAGGTTGGCGAGAGATTGTACGAGACCGGTGTAGATCATGGAGTTCTCTACATTCCAGACGCAGCCGGTGTCTACAATAAAGGCTACGCCTGGAATGGTCTCACGACTGTTACCGAATCACCGTCGGGTGCCGAACCTACTGCGCAGTATGCCGATAATATCAAGTACCTGAATCTGATTTCGGCTGAGGAGTTTGGCGCGACCGTCGAGGCATTTACCTATCCGGAAGAGTTTGCACAGTGCGACGGTACTGCTGTTCCCGAGCCGGGTGTAGCCGTTGGGCAGCAGGGCCGGAAGATGTTTGGGCTGAGCTACCGGACTCGAGTCGGTAACGACGTCGACGGGACGGAGTTCGGCTACAAGCTGCATCTGATTTATGGCGCTCAGGCCGCTCCGTCGGAGAAAGCCTATGCCACGATCAACGATTCGCCGGAGGCGATTGCGTTCAGTTGGGAAGTGACCACCTCGCCGGTGCCGGTCACCGGGTATAAGCCTACCTCCCTGATCGTGGTGGACTCGACTGTGGTGGATAGTGCCGATCTTGCCTCACTCGAGGCTCTTCTCTACGGCAATGGTGCTACTGAGGCAGCGCTTCCGACTCCGGACGCCGTCATTGCTCTATTTGCCGGGCCCTAATCTCGAGGGATAATGAGCTTTTTAGACAGGAGGCTGGAGAATGCTCACTATCGTTGTTCCAGGAGTCGAGATGTTCGACGAACAGTCTCAAGAGTTCGTCACTAAAGACGACGTAACTTTGGAACTCGAGCATTCTCTGGTCTCACTGTCAAAATGGGAGTCAATTTACGAGAAGCCTTTTCTGGGTAAGGACGAGAAAACCAGTGAAGAGATTATCGGTTATATCAAGGCAATGACTTTGACTCCCAATGTTCCCGAACAAGTTTTTCTCAAACTTTCTGAAGACAATGTCACGGCGATTAATAGCTATATTGACGCCAAGATGACAGCTACTTGGTTCAATGAACCTCCGGGTGCACCACGAAGTCGAGATGTAATTACAGCGGAGCTCGTCTACTATTGGATGATCACGTTTCAAATCCCATTCGAGTGTGAGAATTGGCATTTGAATCGATTGTTCACTCTGATTCGAGTCTGCAACATCAAGCAGGCAAAGCCGCAGAAGATGAGTCGTGCTGAACTTGCCGCTCGCAATCGTGAACTCAATGCGCAACGTAGAGCGCAACTGGGTACCAAGGGTTAGAGAGGAGGTGACGTGGCAACTCTAGTTTGGGATCAAGTTGGTGAACGAATTTATCGTGCTGGTGTTGATCATGGAGTTCTCTATCTGCATGATGGCACAGTAGCGGTTTGGAATGGGCTGACTGGAGTCGAAGAGGCTTCGAATTCGGAATTGAAATCATTTTATCTTGATGGTGTGAAATACTTGGAGAATTTGTCTCCGAATGATTTCGCAGCGAAGCTGAAAGCGTTTACCTATCCCGATGAGTTCGAAGCGGTTGCTGGAATTGCCGTTGTTGCCTCAGGATTGACCTATCACGATCAACCTGCAAAAAGTTTCAACTTGTCTTATCGAACTCAAATCGGCAACGACATCGAAGGTATGAGTTATGGATACAAAATTCACATTCTATACAATATTATTGCCAATCCCGAAGGACAATCGTATGCATCTTTGACCGATTCGGGAGTTTCACCGGTTGAATTTACTTGGAATTTGACTGGAACGCCACCAAAGATCGACAAGTTGAGACCCACGGTTCACATTTCGATCGATTCAACAACTACGCCGGAAGAAATCTTGAAAATTGTCGAAGATAAGCTCTATGGAACGGCTACCAGCAATCCCAGCCTTCCTTCAATTACGGAAATCGGTGAATATTTCGGTTATCGTGGCGCCCTTCTGATCGTCGATTATGGAGATGGCACTTGGGCAGCAATTGATGAATCGGATACTTATATTAACATGATCGATGCGACGACTTTCCAAATTGACGGCGCAGATGTTACATATTTGGATCCGGATACTTATCAAATTTCATCCACAAACATCGGCGAACAAGATTAAGGAGGTGAAATGGCTACAGTTACTGGTCTTACCGCCGATAGGATGTTGGCAATTGAAGGCGCGTCGGTTGTTGATGGTGAAATTGTTGGTGGCAATCTAATTCTTACCAAACACGATGGAAATACGATTGATGCAGGTCCCGTTCTTGGTCCAACGGGCCCGGCGGGTCCACCTGGTCCTGCTGGAGGTTTGATTCCCGGAGAAGTTCGACTTTGGCCGGGGAGCGCGCTTCCAGCTCAAGCTCAATACGGTAAATGGGTGTGGGCAGATGGAGCAGTCTATGTCGTTGCGACCTATCCCAAAGCAGCCGCCAATATCGCAACCCAGTGGCGTACTTTTGCTGGCGCTAGCGATCCTGGTGCGAGTAATTTCCGGGTACCTGATCTTCGCGGCCTTGTTGCGGCTGGTATGGATGCAATGCCAGGAGGTTCACGCGCGAACAGAATGACACGAGCAGTAGCAATTACGATTGCAGCTCGAACCGGCGAGGAAACACATATCGTTACCGTTGCCGAGATGCCTGCGCACGCGCACGGTGTCAGCGATCCGACTCACGCACATAATATTTATGATCCTGGACACTCACATCCGTTGTCTCGCGATGTTCACAGCCTTACTCCGGGTAGTACTCCGTATTCACTCGGTGGTCAGACTTGGGATATTTCCTCGGGAGCAGCCGGTACTGGAATCGGGATTTATGCAGCCGCTACAGGTGTCACGATTCAGAACAATGGTGGCGGAGGTGGACACGAGAACGTTCAGCCGACCGTGATGGTGCCGTATATCGTAAAGTTGGACGATTAAAATGAGAATGGAACTCGCTGGAAGTCTAGTTCATCCTGATCCAGTAGTTATCAAGATTACCGCCAATGGAAATTTTGATGTAGCGCAGTATATTAATCTCGGCTATACCCATTTCGACGTAATTTGTATCGGTGCGGGTGGCGGTATGGGTGGTGGGATTGATACTGCAAATACGGGTACTCTAGTGAGGAGTTATGGTGGAGCAGGTGGAGGTGGTGGGTTTCATCGAGTTCAAGGCCTCTTATCCGCGCTACCGAGTCTTGTTCCAGTTGTTGTTGGTGTTGGTGGTGCTTTGGGAACTGAACATGCTAGCAATCCCGCTTCTACTACTAATGGCGGTGATGGAGGTTATTCATCGTTTAACGATCCCACGTGTAAAGCTTCTGGGGGTAAGGGTGGTAAGCGAGTTACCCAAAATTCCTTGACTGTTGCCACTTTGGCCGATGGTGGTGATGGTGGAATTGGGAATCGCACGATTGCTGGCGGTGGTGGAACCGGAGGTGTCGCAGGGACTCCAACTGCAACTGGTCCAGGAACTCCTGGTACAGCTGGTCAGGATGGTACGTTCTTCTCCAACGTAGGTAAGGGCGGAGGAGGTGGAGCCGGTGGAGTGGGTAAATATGGCTCCGGAGGAACTACCTGCAACGCTGCTACATCCGGAGGACGTGGTTCGTATAATCCTGGTAACACGGCCGTCTATGGCCCCGGAGATACTCCGCATAATGACGGATCTAGCGGATCGCAAAACGTCATACCTGGAGGTGCAAGTGGGGCTAAAGCCGCTCCATTGAATAGTCTCCCGACAGTATATGGGCAGTCCAAAGGTGCACGAGCAGTTGGTGATCCTGGGGTCGTAATCATTCGTCTCACTGCAGAGTAATCAGATGATTACTATCACGCAAAAAGGCTCGTTCAGCAATACCGAGCGATATTTGAGTCGCATGAAGGATGCAGATCGGTTTGCAACGCTGAGTAAGTACGGATCATTGGGGGTGAATGCGCTTTCCAACGCCACACCTGCGGATTCCGGCTTAGCGGCAGCGTCATGGTCGTACTCAATCGTGCAACGACCAGGATATTACTCGATTCGCTGGCACAATTCAGATATTGAAGACGGTTTTCACGTCGCAGTGATGATTCAATATGGTCACGGTACTGGCACAGGAGGCTATGTGCAAGGCCGAGATTATATTATGCCTGCAATTCGACCTATATTCGATCAGATCCTAGCTGAGGCGATGAGGGAGGTGAATAGAGTCTAATGGCGACTATCGACGACAAAGTCGTTGCAATGAGTTTCGAGTCGAGTAAGTTCGAACAAGGCGTCAATAGCGCGATTAGTGCTCTGGAGAAGCTAAAAGCGGCTCTTCACTTCCCAAGCGCAGGCAAGGGTTTGGATGATCTCAATGCTTCGGCCAAGAGAGTCGACCTTGGCTTCATTCAAAGAGGCATTGAGTCGGTCAAGAATGCTCTCGGAACGTTGAGGCTAGTTGGGATCGGTGTTCTGACCCATCTTGCCAACATGGCGGTCGATACTGGGCTTCGCTTTGCCAAAGCATTCACGCTCGATCCAGTCAAAGCGGGTTTCACCGAGTATACGACCAATCTGAATGCCGTCCAGACAATCTTGGCCAACACGGCAGCCGCTGGGACCAAGCTGGCTGATGTCAATAAAGCCCTCAAAGAGCTGAACGACTACTCGGACAAGACGATTTACAATTTCAGCCAGATGGCAAAGAACATCGGTACCTTTACGGCAGCAGGTGTCGATCTGGATACAGCTACAGATGCCATTAAAGGTATTGCCAACTTGGCCGCACTTTCAGGTTCGAACGCCGAGCAAGCCTCGACAGCGATGTACCAGCTTTCACAGGCGATCTCGGCCGGTCGTGTCAGCTTGCAAGACTGGAACTCGGTTGTCAATGCAGGTATGGGCGGTACTGTTTTCCAGCGCGCCCTAGCACAAACTGCAGTTGCAATGGGCAAACTGGACGAAGGGGCACTGAAGCTTACCGGCAGTATGAAGAACGTCACTATTCATGGTGAATCGTTCCGAAATTCAGTCTCAGCCAAGCCGGGTGAGAAATCATGGCTTACTTCTGATGTTCTAACAGCCACACTCGCCCAATTTACAGGCGATTTGACTAAAGCCGAGCTCAAAGCACAAGGATTCAACGACGCTCAGATCAAGGCGATTCAGCAGACCGCCAATACGGCGATGAAAGCCGCGACTGAGGTCAAAACCCTTCAGGGAGTCTTAGACACAGCCAAGGAAACGGCCGGTTCAGGCTGGGCGCAGACTTGGCAGATCATATTTGGTGACTTCGGCGAAGCAAAAGTACTTTTCACCAACGTCTCCAATGCGATCAACGGCTTCATCAAGGCCTCGGCAGATGCTCGTAACAAAGTCTTGGGCGATTGGAAGGCTTTGGGTGGGCGTACTGTCTTGATCGATGCGATCAGAACAGCTTTTCATAATTTAGGCATGGTCGTAGCGCCGATCAAGGAAGCGTTCCGGGACATGTTCCCAGCCGTGACGGGTAAGAACCTCTATGACTTGACAGTCCGATTCAAAGAATTCGCGGATGCATTGAAGCCTACTCCTACTACCGTTGAAAATTTGAAGCGCACTTTTTCCGGGCTCTTTGCGCTCATGGACATCGGCAAGCAAGTTTTGAGTGGGATATTCAGCGTCTTTACCCGCTTGCTCGGAATTGTCACCGATAATACGGGCGGTTTCCTGAATTTCACCGGTAATATCGGCGATTTTCTGGTCGCAATCGACAAGATGCTGAAAAAGGGCAATTATATTCAGCAATTCTTTGATCGATTGGCCGATATTCTGGCTGTGCCTGCCGAGATGGTCAAAACGCTGTCCGGTTCATTGGTAAGTTTGTTCAGCGGAGCACTGCCTGGAGATCTAGCCAAATCAATGGCAGGTCTGGGCGAATCGATGAGTCCACTGCAGGCCTTCGTGAATAACCTCGCCAAGAGTTGGAACGCACTGTTGATCAAGTTCCAAGATGTAGCACGAGCTCTGGGACCAGCGTTCGATGCAATTCTTGATTTGATCAGCGGTCTCGGTACGGCAATTGGCGAAGCTGCTGCGAACATGAACTTCGAGGCGATTCTCTCGGTGATCCGAACGGGTTTCCTGGGTGGACTTGTCTTGATGTTCAAGCAATTCTTGGGTAAGGGCTCGGCTATCGATCAGATCACCAAAGGATTCGGCGGCGGTATTCTCGAGAACATCTCGGGTACGTTCAAAGCGCTTCAAGGTTCGATGGTTGCCTTGCAGCAGAACATCAAGGCAAAGACGTTGAAAGAGATTGCGATTGCGGTTGGCATTCTTGCTGCCTCCGTTTTGGCACTCTCATTCGTCGATCCAAAGCGGTTGCAATCTTCGCTAACAGCGATGACAGTCGCCTTCGGTCAGTTATTGGGAGCGATGGCGATTCTCGGCAATGTCAGTAAGAGCATGGGCTTTATCAAGATGCCCGTTATCTCCGCATCGTTGATTATTCTCGCTGGAGCAATCACTGCGCTCTCGGTTGCAGTCGTTATTCTTAGTCGTCTCAGTTGGGAAGATTTGCTCAAGGGTCTTGTTGGAGTCGCGGCTCTACTGGGCACGATTGTCCTTGCCGTTGGACCGCTATCTGCCAATTCAGCTGGAATGATCAAGGCCGGTATCGGTATCACAGCTATCGCGATTGCTTTGAATCTGCTTGCGCTTGCCGTGCGACAAATGGCTGGTCTGAGTTTGACCGAGCTCGGTAAGGGATTGGGTGCAGTTGCCGTTGGCTTGGGAATCATGATCCTCGGCATGAAGCTGATGCCACCAGGTATGGCTTTGGCTGGTGCAGGTTTGATCGCAGTAGCGGTTGGTCTGAGAATCCTAGCTAATGCAGTAGAGAAATTCGGCGGGATGGATTTGAAGACGATCGGTAAAGGCATGGCGGCTGTTGCTGCCGGTTTGATCATTATCGGCCTTGCCATGCGTTTGATGCCTGCAAACATGGTTGTTACTGCTGCAGGCTTGTTGATTGTCTCGCTTTCATTGGGACGAATCGCAGCTGCCATCGAGCGTATGGGCGGTTTGTCTGTTCGCGAAATTGCGAAGGGTCTAGGCACGCTTGCCGGAGCGTTGATCTTGCTGGCGGGCGCTTTGTACGTCATGCAAGGAGCTCTAGGCGGAGCTGCTGCACTGGGAATTGCCGCTGCAGGTTTGGCTCTGCTTGCACCTGCTCTGGTAGCGATGGGAAGGCAGTCGTGGGAATCGATCATCAAGGGTCTAGTAGGACTGGGAGCGGCGCTAGCCATTCTCGGTATCGCCGGAGCTGTACTTGGCCCCACTATTCCAGCACTGATCGGGCTTGGCGCTGCCTTGGTACTCATTGGCGGTGGTCTAGCTCTCGCCGGTGCCGGAATCTTCCTGATCAGCACCGGGCTTAGCGCTCTGGTTGTTGCTGCACCGACAGGTGTCGGCGTCATCCTCGCCGCCTTCGTCGAGTTGCAGGAAGGGATCATCAAGAACGCCAAGCTGATGATCCTGGGAGTGCTGGAGATCGTCAAGGCCCTGGCCGATACGGCACCTATGTTCGTCGACGCAATCGTCAAGATCCTGAACAGCCTATTGGACGCCATCGTCGCGGCATCGCCGAAGATAGGCGAGGCATTCGACGCGCTGATCACTCTAGTGATAGGCGTTCTCAATCGCAATCAAGGGCGGATCATCCAAGCCGGGTTCGACCTACTCGTCGCCCTGCTGCAGGGGATCAAGAACAACATTCCCCAGCTGGTCACCCTGGTGGCGGACATCATCGCCAAGTTCTTGAGCGGTATCGCAAACAACCTGGGCAAGATCATCCAAGCCGGTTCGCAAATTCTGATCTCCTTGGTCAAGGGTATTGCCCAGCACTATGCCGATGTTGTTACTGCAGTTCTCGACATCATTGCCAAGTTCCTCGGTACCATTGCCAGCAATCTCGGCAAGGTTGCTACAGCTGGTTTGAGCATCCTTACCAAACTGCTGGAAGCCATTGCCGGTGGTATCGGCAAGGTAATCAAAATGGGAGTAGATATTGTCGTTGCCTTTATCAATGGCATCGGCGATGCTGGTCCGAGGATCATCGCAGCCGGTGTTAATGCGATTATCAAGTTCATCAATGCTCTCTCGTCAAATTCGGTCAAACTCGTTGATGCCGGTATGAAAGCTGTGATCAATTTCCTGAACGGTATCGCGAACGCAATCGATGCCAACGCTGGTCAGATGAGAGCTGCGGGTATGCGAGTCGGTATCGCGATCATCGATGGTATGACCGGTGGTCTAGTCAGTAAAGCCGGGGAACTGTACGGCAAAATTGAAAGCGTCATGAACAAAGCCGTCGGTCTGCTGCACAAGATTCCGGGCGTCAAGTCGCCGTCGACAGTGACTTACAACATCGGCGAGATGATGGTTGCCGGATTGGTCGAAGGTATGGACGCCAATGCGGATGATGTCTATTCATCGGCAGAAGCAATGAGCAACGGCACGATCAATGCCTTCAAGAACGTCTTCCAGATCACTTCTCCGTCCAAAGTCATGCACGAAATTGGTCAAGCGGTCGGACAAGGTTTCGCGCAAGGGCTAAAAGGCTCCGGGGAAGATATCAAAAACGCATTTACTGACCTGAACGGCAAATTGACCGACGCAATGGTCGCGGCTCGGGAGACGATCGCCAAAGAAGAGGATAAGCTGGCCGAACTGCGCAAAGCAAAGAAGCCAGATGCTAATGCGATCAGAGAAGCGCAGAAGATTATCGACGAGAACGAAGCAATCTTGGCACGCTCGACTGCTGGTCACATCGCTCTGACAAAGACGCTTGCGGACGAGAAGAAGGAGCTCATTGGTCTAACCGCAGACTACGACAAGATCAGTGAGAAGCTGAATACCGCACAAGATGCGCTTGCCAATGCGATGAAGACTCGTGACGATGCAGTTCGGAACTTTGCTGCCAAGTATGGAGCACTACCGGAGATTGTCACCGAGGACGCCGAAGGTCACGCGGTCGATCAGCTGGCTACCTACATGGGAGCTCTCAAGCACGAGGCCGATGCGGTGGCCGCTTATCACTCCACATTGCAGCAATTGCGTCAACTTGGTTTGGACGACGCCACGTACCAGAAGTTGCTTGACGAGGGTACGATGGACCAAGCCTTTGCGGATCAGTTGCTTGCGGGTGGTAAGACGGCCGTCGACGCTTTGAACGTTCTGGACAAGAACTTGATGAAGGTGTCGGCGACGTTGGCCAAGAATGCCGGAAACAATCTCTATCAAGCGGGTGTCGACGCAGCTGCGGGTCTGGTCAAGGGCTTGAAGTCGAAGCGCTCCGATATTCGCCAAGAGATGGAAGAGATCGCACGCGAGATCTTGACGACATTGAAGAAGGAGCTGAAAATCAAGTCGCCGTCCGAGGCCTTCGCAGAAATCGGCGTTTCGTCGATGGAGGGTATGGCCAAGGGCATCGAAGATTCCTCCAAGGGTGTCACCGACGCTGTCGATACGGCAGCCAAAGATGCTCTAACACAGATGGAGCGGTCGATGCGTGGTATGTCCGAAGCCGTAGCTTCCGAGCTGAACACCGAACCGGTCATCACCCCAATTCTGGATCTGACGCAGGTTCGAGATCAGGCTCGTGAGTTGTCGACGTTGACTGCGGTGACGCCGATTACTGCCGCGGCTTCGTATGGACAAGCTTCGATCATATCCTCGCAACAAGCGGCACAAACCGAACAAGCAACTGTGATTGCGGGTCAAGCGCCAGTTATATTTGAGCAGAACAATTACTCGCCGCAGGCACTGACTGAAATCGAGATCTACAGGCAAACAAAGAACCAGTTGTCACAACTCAAGTCTGTACTCGCCATTACTTAATCAGCTATGGGCCCTCTTCGGGGGGCCCAAGGAGGTCTGAAGCTGTGCTGACTACAGTAAGAGCGTATAGCTCATGGCGTTCAGCTCCTACTCTACTTTTAGATGAAACTGGCAGACCCGAAACAGACTTGATCCAGATTCGTAACATCGACGGACTAGATCCAGTCAAGGCTGCTATCAATACATCACTGTACGGGTCTGTTGATGGAGCTGCTTATGTAGGAGGTAGCGTAGCGGCTCGAAATATCGTTTTAACAGTACATCCTAATCCAGATTGGGATAATTGGTCGTACGAAGCATTGCGTAAATTGTTGTATGCATACTTTATGCCCAAAAAGTCAACTCGATTGGAATTTGAAAGTGATGATTTAGCTCCGGTGGGAATTTCGGGTATAGTCGAAGATATCACGGTAAATCAATTCAGCAAAGACCAAGAATTTCTCGTTTCGGTCATTTGTCCCGATCCATATTTCGTCGCCCTTGATCCAACCGTCCTTACCGGGCAGACAAATGCTGAAGGACCGACGGTGATCGAGTACGAGGGGACAATCGAGACTGGATTCAATGTCAAGGTCACATTCGTCTCTGGTACCGTGCCAACAGCAATCGAGGTTCAGGTCGGAGAACCGCCGGTGACCGATTTGGTCGTGACTGCAGGAGTAGACGCGACCAAGTACTACGAGTTGAACTCGGTTGCGATGCGTAAGTACGTACAGAACATCGCTATCGGCGGCGGCACGATCACCAATCTCTTGCCCAAGGTACTGGAGGGTTCCAGTTGGCCAATGCTACAACCCGGTGAGAACGATATTTTCATCACCACGACACCGTATGGGGGGATTCAGGATTGGGAGCTCACGTATTATGAGCGTTTCGGGGGACTGTAATGGAACCGTTTACCCTGAATCGTAGCTTTCTCAAACAAGACGTGATTGATGCTTTTCATTCGATCATCTGGACCGAGCGTTATTACGGTGACAGCGACGTCGAGCTCGTTGTTCCGGCTACACAAACGATGATTCAAAAACTGGAGGAAGGTACATTTCTCGGCCTCGACGAATCCGATGAAGTAATGATCCTCGAGACAGCGAACATCGAGGAGAACAAGCTCAAAGTCACCGGGATCTCACTTCTCAAGTGGCTGAACAATCGCTTCATCCGTATCTCAGCTGCGCACGAGGATAGATATTGGTATATTTCTGGCGCAACGCCTGGGAACATCCTCTGGATCGTCGTCTACAACATGTGTTGTCAAGGCAGTCCATATTTGAGTGGTTCGATTCCAATTGGAGTTACCAATCCGCAATCTTTGATTATTCCCGGTCTTGGATTGAAGGATTACGACAAGTCGGGTAGCAATGTCTCCGTTGGTGTTCCTTATGGACCCGTCTTTGCCGCTTTGTACGAGATTGCGACCACTTATGAGGTCGGAATGCAGATTACGCTCGAGTCGGCTACGGAGGCATCATATTCACTCGGTTTTCGTAGCTACAAGGGCCTCAATCGTACCAGTGGTCAGACTGAGAATCCGGTTGTTCGCTTCTCTCCCGCGATGGACTCCTTTACCAACATCAAAGAGCTTCGCTCGATCGCCGCACTCAAAACGCTGGTATACGCGTTTGCTCCACAGAATCCGGACGGACTTGCGACAACGCCGGGTGTAAGTGCGCTTACCGGGCCGCAGTATACCGGATTTGATTTGCGCGCTCAGTTGGTATTCGCGGAGGACATCACCACCGATCAGGTTGGAGGCAGCCAAGCGAATCTAGTCAATATTCTCAATAGCCGTGCTTACGATGCTTTGACCACCAATCATTTCATCAAGGCGGTGGATGGAGAGATCGTTCCGAACAATCAGTTCCAGTATGGGATTCACTACAATCTTGGTGACGTAATTGAAGTACAGGGAAACAGCGACATCGTGCAGTCGGCGCGGATAACGGAGTATATTCGTGCTCAGGATGATGCTGGGGAAAGGGCGTATCCGACCGTAGCCATGCTTGGCTAGGAGATGGAGATGGGATTCATAATTTTAGGCATCCTCCTTTTTTGGGCGGGATTTTTGTTTGGTTTTGTTGTTAGGTCATGGCTATTTGCGCGCTTGAGAGAATCCAGCGCTGGTACGATTGTGGTGAGTCGGAACAGTTTGACGGAAAAGACGGTATATTCACTTGTGCTCGATGATTATCCGGAGAAGCTCGAGTTCAAGAAGCTGGTGATCTTCAAGGTAGAGGACACTCGCGAGTAAAACACGGCTTATAATGAAAGCTACCTAAGGAGCCGTATGTTTGGAATGAGCGAAACTTTGCTGGAGAAGATGCTGGATCGCACGCTTCGTGAGTTGAACAATCATCCGATCGGTTCCGAAGAGTATGTAAGGACGTTGAATGCAGCGATGAAGTTGCACGAGCTGAGGATGCATGAAAAGCCAAGGCCCGTGAGCAGAGATACGTTGCTAATCGTCGGAGCAAATCTGTTTGGAATCCTGATGATTATCAAGCACGAGAACGTGAATGTCATCGCTTCAAAAGCGATCGGTTTGCTGCTCAAGCCGAGATAACGGAAATTTGGGAGTTTGAGAATATAAGGGCCCTGTAACAGGGGCCTTTATATTTTTTGCCTGCAAAACACGCAAAAACTACATATCCTATAATGAAACCTACGAAAGGATTAAAATGCTGGCTATGTTCACGCGTATCCTGTTCAAGATCGTTTCCACCATCCTGTGGACAGCTATCTGGTACTCCATCATCTGGGGTTCGGACAAGCTGCTCAGCAAGGTGCGTGGATTGTATCTGAACTGGAAACGGCGCAAGAACCTCAAGCTCGCTGTCTAACCATGACAGGTTCGAAAACTAAGACCCAACTCGGGTTTTAGTTTTTCGCATGTTCAACAAAGCATTTATTTTTTTCGATCTGAAAAAATCCCCGGGGGTAAATTTGCCTGCAAACTCGCAGATATTACATCGCGTATAATGAAACCTATTAAGGAGATGTTATGCGTCGCTACAAGCTCAGAAACCTCATCTTTGATTGCGTCATGGTCCTCTTCACCGGAGGCATTTGGCTGATCTGGATGTTCAATCGAGAAATGCGCGCACGTAACGCGTATTAATAGACTTAAAAGCTAAGGCCTGCAACTAGGGCTTTAGTTTTTCGCAGAAAAAACTCCGCTTATAATGAAACCTAGAAAGGAGGAAATGTGTCCACTAAATACGCCATTCAAATTAACGAGTCAACTCTCGAGTTGGTCGCATTCTTGCATATGAGTGGGGTCACGTCGAATTCGGAAACAAACCGAGAAGTTCAAGAGGCAGTTGCAAAAGAAGATGAGCAATACCTCTTGATCGAACTCGCTACTATCAATCCGCCGAACCTATCCTACAAACAATCGAGAACCACTATCGTTCCGGAAGATGATTTGTACGAGAATGGATTTAGTAAGGACCCAGATCTTGTTTGGGTACTAGGTCAATAAGTGAGAGCCCTGAACAAGGGCTTTCATTTTCTGCTGCAAATCACGCAGAAATAACCTCTCCTATAATGAAACCTTAAACCTAAAGAAAGGACTATCATGCCCAAGGCAGAGGTCGTCAGCACCACTTTGAAGCGCGGTTCACTCCTCACCGAGGAGCTCGGATCGTGGGTCGGAGTCGTTGCTGCCACCATGTTCATCGGCGCGAAGGTCGTTGCGAAGGTTAGCAACAAGGTTGCCAAGTAAAGCTGAGGCCCCTTAACCGGGGCTTTAGCTTTTTCGCCTCGCAGAGAAAACATGCTTTATAATGAAAGGAGTAACCTGCCGACTTCCCGAGGTTGTCGGACAAATCATTCAGGCCTTCTTTCTTTTTTTTTCGCAGGAAAAACACGTCATATAATGAAACCTACGAAAGGAGCAAAATGGACGATGTTTCGATGAAATCGTTGAAAGATCGTATCACGCCTCGCGTTCGCAAGATTGTGACGTACACCATTCCTGGTGTTGTTGCCGGTTCGGTTATGACGGCTATGTACCTCACTAAGTACAAGCCTGAAATCTACTGGCTGAACATCTCGATGGAAAGCGTCGATTTTCTGAAAAAGAACGGACAAGGCGTGATCGGATTTGTCAACGATGTCAATCCGAGACAGAAGTTCTTCGTTGCACTTCCCGACAAGGTTGTATAAGGTTAAGGCCCTGTAACAAGGGCTTTAACTTTTTCAACTCGCAGGAAAAACAACTCTTATAATAGAGAGGTCGCACCGTAATTTCCTCGGAGCGATATAGGCACCGTAATTTCCTCGGACCCTATATTACATCAGGCCTCTCTTTTTTATTTTTTTTCTATAGAAAGGATTATATGCCGACGTTCGAACACAAGATCAATTTCGACGAACCATTTAGAAAACTTCGTGAACATGTTACTCGGCACAAAGTCGCATATTCATTTGGTACTGGATTTGCGATCGCAGGAATTACCTGTCTTATAATGAGAAGAGGTCGTATTGAGGGACTAGCCTATGGCGGACCCTATGGACTGGAAACTGCAGATACTCTGGTTACCAATCGCCCTCTTTCTCTTTTTTCTTCGCGCCAAACTAATGTAAACACAATTATTCGAAATGAAATCGGTCGTCCGAGTTATCTCGTTCACGACATTGGTACGGATCTTTATTATCGATCTCAGAGTGCCGCAGCAAAAGCTCTTGGAGCTACGGATAAGATGGTATCAGATCATGTAAATGGATTGCTCCCCCACGTTGTAGGTCACCATCTCGAACGAGTACCAGTTACACGATAACCACGCAAGAAAAACTCCTTCTATAATAGAGAGGTATGCTCTACAATGGAGCACTCCACCGGCTACGGTCGATGGAAGCCTCTCTTATTTTTTTTGAGGAGGTGAAGATGTACGACGTTGCGTTTTGGCTCGTCTATCGTGTCAGTCGTGTAGTCAATATCATAAGGAGACTAGATGTTCGTAATCGTCGAGAGGAAACGCTACGGCTTCTTTAGCTTCGTCGGAGACTGCATCATGGTATGTCTCACGTTCGGATTTTGGTTGATCTGGATCTTCGTACGAGAAATGCGTAGGCGATCTCAATACGGCTGTTAGGAAGGATGTCATATGTTGACTGGATTGATTCGCCACAGCGATAAGCTGAAGTTCCTGTTGAAGGACCACGCGCCGACGATTTTGACGGGTGTGGGTGTCACGGGCACGATTGCTACTGCATATTTGACCGGGCGTGCATCGTTCAAGGCCGCCAAGTTGATCGCAGAGGATCCTGGAGTCGAGGCAGCATATGATGACGGCAACGGCGATCAGACTTTGATGCATCGGCCGTTGACTGGCTTCGAGAAGGGCAAGTTGGTTTGGAAGCTCTATATTCCGCCAGTGGGTGCGGGTGTACTGACGATCGGCTGCATTGTCACAGCGAACAGAATCTCGGCAGCGCGAATTGCCGCGATGGCTGCTGCAGCGGGTATCTCCGAGCGGGCGTTCCAGGAGTACAAAGACAAGGTGATGGAACGGCTAACCGAGAAGCAGCAGGAGAAGATTCGTGACGATATCGCTCAAGATCGGGTGAACCAGAGCAAAGAAGATCCCAATAACGTCGTAATCGTGGCTTCGGGAGACGTGCTCTGTTACGACGGATTGACTGGTCGCTATTTCACCAGTTCAGTCGAGAAGATCAAGCGGGCCGAGAACGAGCTCAATTTCGAACTTCTGCGTCACATGTATACTAGTTTGAGCGAGTTCTACGATCGAATCGGCCTGCCTCCGACCACGTACAGCGATAGCGTTGGCTGGCACAGTGAGACGGGAGAAGTCAACGTGATGATCTCGACTACGATCGCTCCCGACAATCGCCCTTGCATCTCAATCGACTTCGAGAAGATGCCGACGACGGAGTATTACAAAATCTACGATTGAAGGAAACGAATGGGAGAATGCAGTGCCGCAATCGAAGAATACCTCGACAGCGAAGAAAATGAGCGCAAGCGAGGCGGCAGCCATTATTCGTATTTGCAGTCTCTCACGTGAGCGTGACCCACGGTTCGTCAAGTACGTCACTGACAAAATCACTCGTGGAAGGTGAGGCGTGCTCAAGAAGACGATTACGTACACCGATTTCAATGACGAAGAGGCCACTGAGGACTACTATTTCCACCTCTCTAAGGCTGAGATCGTCAAGCTCGAGCTGAGTGAAAAGGACGGCCTATCCGAGAAGCTGCAGAAAATCATCGATTCCAAGGACGGTAAGGGAATCGTCGCAGAGTTCGAGAACATCATCCTGACCGCCTATGGCAAACGGTCAGAAGATGGTCGTCGTTTCATCAAGAATCAGGAATTGCGTGACGAATTCGCATCGAGCGAGGCATATTCAACGCTGTTGTTCGAGTTGGTCACAGATACCGACGCAGCGGTTGAGTTTGTCAACGGCATCATCCCAGCGGGCTTGACTGAGGAAATGGCCAAGTTGGCGGGAATTGATCCAGTTAAGACGCCGATTGTTCTCGTCGAGAATCAACCCGAAGTACGAGTTCTCAGCAGGCAAGAATTTGAAGAGATGTCCCAAGAAGAACTCCGGGAACTCGGTCCCAAATTGGCTTCGGGTGAAGTGAAGCTGGCTGAACAGCAAGAATAGGGATAACGAAATTAAAAGAGATGACAAAACGATGGAACTCGTGGAAGTCTCATCGACAAAGCATCGGCCTTGTCCACGCGAGGAAGGCGGTTATTCCGCTCGTTATCCCTAGGGTCGCATCCGGTACGATCGGCGGTCATTTGGACGGGTACAATACGGGACAAAAACCCGTCGATATATTCGCAAAAAAAACTAACGCTATAATGAAACCTACTGTTAGGAGAAGCTCGTGACCGAGTCAATGTCCATTGCGAGACTTGCTGTTCACGTTGTTGCTAGTGTTGGTGTTTCGAAAGTCGTTCACGATATCATTCGAAATAACACCGTTGTCGTCACCTCGTTCGATGCAGCGAGGGTTCTGACGGGCAGCCTGGTGATCGGATCGGTCATCGGGGATCACTGCGCGAAGCACGTCAACCAGCGCATCGACGATGCAATCGCATGGAACACCGCTCGAAAGAGTGATCAATAGTAGGGGAAGGGAGAGTCCATCACGGACTCTCTTTTTTCTCAACGAAGGATAATATGGACAATTCTGAATTTCCGCCTAATAGTCAAGTAAGTAAGCGGACCAGAACACCTGAGGACAAGAACATCGAGCGCGTCACCAAAGGCGATGTTACTCGAAAGAGACGATCACTTCGTAAACAGTTCAAAGATGCATTTGTCAGTGGAAATGCACGAATCGCTCTTTCATATGCCGTGATGGATGTAATGCTGCCTGCCGCAGTCGATACGGTTGTGGAGACCCTCCAGCAAGGTATCGAAATGCTGTTCAAGGGCGATTCTCGTCGTCGACATCGAGGATCAACGCTTCCACAAACGGGTCCATACGGAAATGTACCCTATCATCGCATGTCCAGCTCAAGCAGAATGCCTTCCGCGCAGAGAGCTTTGAGTCGGATGGCACGTGCTAGGCACAATTTCGACGAAATCGTCTTGGACGATCGCGCTGAAGCCGAAGACGTAATCGACCGACTTTACGATGTGGTGGAGACATATGAAGCAGCATCCGTTGCAGATCTCTATGAGCTCGTGGGACTTACTCCTACTCACCAAGACGATAAGTGGGGTTGGACGGATCTTCAGGGAGCAGGGGTTTCAAGAATTCGTGGTGGTTATCTTCTGGATCTCCCAGAGCCGCATCCGCTTGACACGGGGTACTGATCACGAAACCAATCCACTTGAAGAATTGACGCTCTATGACAAAGACGATTGAGATACGAGAATTCGCTCAACGTGTAGAACGTTTATGTGATTTTCTTCTTAATCGTATGCGTGAAGAAGGATCGAAAGACAAATCAACTAGCGCTCGTGTAATCGAAGATCTACGAAACGATGCCGCGGATATTCAGTTTCATCGGCTTAATTATCCGGATATGTTCGATGGTCTTGATAATTTCATGCGTGGTATACCGTTAAAAGAGGAACATAAGGAGCAACAATGAAGTTTGTCCCTGAGGTGATCACGAGAACGATTGCCCATAATGCATTGCTTGCGCAGAAAGGTTCTCCGAAGGTTCTCTTTGGCGTAGGCGTAGTCGGTATGGTTGGAAGTACCGTTCTGGCCTGTCGGGCGACTTTGAAGATGGACGAGATCGCCGAAGAGGCGAAGGACAAGCTCGAAATTGCCAAGAATCTTGAGCATCCGGAGTACAGCGAGAAGGATCGCCAAAGGGATATTTCGCTGATCTACTTCCAGAGCAGCGTCAAGATTGCACGTGCATATCTTCCCGCTATTGTCATCGGTGGGCTTTCAATTGCTGCTCTGACTCAGTCGCACAATATCCTGACTCGACGAAATGCTGCTCTAACAGCGGCTTATACAGCGCTAGAACGTGGATTCGACCAGTATCGCAGACGTGTGATCGACAAGTACGGCGAAGAAGAGGATCGAAATTTCCGCTACGGTTCGCATGAAGTGGAAATCTTAGATCCAGAGACACAAAAGAAAAAAACGGTCACTCGAGTAGCTCCGGGCGATCCGTCGATTTATGCTCGTTTCTTTGATTCATATTCTGTCAATTGGAACAAAGATCCTGAGTATAACCTGTATTTCCTCAAGTGTCAACAGAATTGGGCCAATGACAAGCTGCATTCTCGTGGTCATATTTTCTTGAACGAGGTATATGACCTGCTTGGGCTCGATCGTTCGAAGGCCGGGGCTGTGGTTGGTTGGATTCGTTCGAAAAACGGCGAGACCGACAATCACGTCAGTTTTGGTTTCTTCGATGGACAGACTCAGCAAGCACGAGACTTCGTCAACGGGTACGAAGGCGCCATTCTACTTGATTTCAACGTTGATGGCGTAATCTACGACAAGATCGAAGGATCATCGGAGGATGTAAAATGGCATCGGTATTGACGGAGGAAATTGCTACCAATCTCGAAGAGGTAGCGGAAGCAACGCGTCGAATCGATCCAAGAATGATGGGATATTTCGGCGGTGGGATCGGCGTTGGAATCATCGTTGGTTTCATTTTCGGCTATCGCTTCAATCGAGAGAAGATCCGAGCGGAAGCATTCGCGGCCAGCAAGGAAGAAGTCGAGAAGATCCGCGAACATTATCAGCAGAAGGAGAAAGCTGTAGCCGCTCGACAAAAGCCGTCAGTCGAAGAAGTCGTCGAGGAACGGGGTTACTCGGTCAAGAGTGAAGTCGAGGTCGAACCAGAGCGACCAGTGAAGCCTCCGGTTCCAGTTGCGCCAGCACGTCCGCTTCGTGCCGGTCCACCGTCGAACATGGTCGGCTGGGACTATGACGCCGAGGTGAAAGCGCGTGCAGAAGCCGAAGGCGAGCCGTACGTGATCCATCAGGACGAACGCAACGAAGATCCCGGCTACAACACCGTTGTCTATACCTACTACGCAGTCGACGATGTCGTGACAGACGAAGACAATCGTCCACTTCCTCATGCACAAGAGATAATCGGCATCAACAACCTCAAGTTCGGACACGGTACGGACGATGACGACGTCGTGTTCGTACGCAACGAGGATCTCGAGCTCGAAATGGAGATCTGCCGCCTACACAAGAGCTACGAGGTGGAGGTCTTGGGACTCGATGGGCCCGGACCAGAAATCGAGCATTCAGCCCATCCCAATCGAAAACGAAAGCGTCGGAACAATCCGATGAAGTGAGATGACAACAATCGATGTGAGTTACTTTGAGTGGCTGACGTCTCAGATTCGAATTCCAAACAATAACCGAACCTATGATGAACTCTTTTCTCGATTGCATAACACGGAATTCGTCTGGCTGGTTCCCAACGATGACAATCGAGTAGCAGATGGTGTGAATCTACGTGAGGAATTTTTGGATGGACGTCGGCCAGAACTGACTCTGGAAGGAGCTTCAGTTCTGGAAGTAGTAGTAGCACTTAGTCGCAGAGTTGCTTTTACTGCCGGAGGGGATCCCGAACTCTGGGCCTGGCGGTTGCTCAAGCATCTCAATCTAAACAAAGCAGCAGATCCACTTACAGAGGCAAAAATCGCACGAATTGATGACACTCTGTACGCGCTTATTTGGAGAACCTATGATCCGTCAGGTCGAGGAGGGTTCTTTCCCTTGAAGTACCCGAAGAAGGATCAAACCAAACTAGAAATCTGGTTTCAGATGAACGCTTGGATCATCGAGAGGGAGGGACTCTAGAAAGGAGCTGAATGGACTTCTATCAGATCCTTTCCAGAGAGACAAAAGATAAGGGTATGGAGCTATACCCGGATTTCATTATCGGACGGTCTCAGGATCTGATGGTCCAAGGGCGAACCTTCTATGCCATCTGGGACGAGGAGAAGGGTCTCTGGTCCCGCGATGAATACGATGTCCAGCGGCTCGTAGACGAGGACCTGGAAGCCGAAGCTGATCGGTTGCGAAAAGAAACCGGAATCGATTATCGAGTAAAGTATATGCGCTCCTTTCAAAGTAATTCTTGGGCGCAATTCAAGAAGTTCCTGGCACACATCAGCGATAATCATCATCCCCTCGACTCCAAAGTGCAGTTTGTAAACTCGGAGATAACAAAAGCCGATTATGCAAGCAAGCGATTGCCTTACGCTTTGGGAGGGGATGATATCTCGGCTTGGGATGAGCTCGTGGGAACGTTGTATTCTGTAGAAGAACGAGCAAAAATAGAATGGGCTATCGGATCCATCGTGGCGGGAGATTCGAAGAAGATCCAGAAATTCTTCGTCTTCTATGGTCCTGCTGGATCCGGTAAGTCCACCATGTTAAATGTTCTCGAAAAGTTGTTCGATGGCTATTGGACTTCATTTGATGGTAAAGCTCTTGGACGTTCGGATGGAACATTTTCTACAGAAGCTTTCAAGCACAATCCTCTGGTTGCAATCCAACACGACGGTGATTTGTCCAAACTGGAGGACAACACTCGGCTGAATTCGATCGTTTCTCACGAGAAGATGCTGATGAACGAGAAGTACAAGCCGAGTTATACAGCCAGATCCGAAGCTCTATTGTTCATCGGTTCGAATCAACCGGTAAAGATCACCGATGCCAAGTCTGGAATCATACGCAGGTTGATCGATATTCATCCAACCGGGGTACGGATTCCAATTCGGCATTACAATACTCTGCTGAGCCAAATTACATTTGAGTTGGGAGCAATTGCAGCTCACTGCTTGATGGCATATTTGGAGATGGGTAAGAATTTCTACAACGGATACCGGCCGTTGGAAATGATGCTGCAAACCGACGTTTTCTTCAATTTCATCGAGGCTTACTATGACGTCTTCAAGTCTCAAGACTATACAACCTTAAAGCAAGCGTATGGGTTGTACAAGGAATTCTGCTCTGAGACGGGAATTGTTCAACCACGACCTCAGTACAAGATACGCGAAGAGCTTCGCAATTATTTCGACGACTTCAAAGATCGAGGCGAAGTAAACGGTGAACGTGTTCGTAGTCTTTATGTGGGATTCAATGCGGAAAAGTTCAAGATTCCAAAGGAAACTGATGACGACCTACCTGCGTTTTCTCTGGTCATGGATGAAACTTCTTCGCTCTTTGATCAGAATTTTGCTAGTTGTCCCGCGCAGTCGGCAACTAAAGATGGAGCGCCTGCTCAACGATGGGCAAAAGTAAAGACCAGCCTTTCAGATATTGACACATCGCAGTTACACTACGTAAAGGTACCTGAAAAACATGTTGTGATCGACTTCGACCTGAAAGATCTAAACGGTCAAAACACTAGCCTAGATCGAAATCTGGAAGCAGCAAGTAGATGGCCACCGACCTATGCGGAATTGAGCAGGTCGGGTAAGGGCGTACACCTTCATTACAACTATGAAGGAAATCCAACTGAGCTAGCACCGCTATATTCCGAGGGTATCGAAGTCAAGGTCTATACCGGTGATGCATCGCTACGTCGACGCTTGACTTTGTGCAATGCGATACCGATTGCGTCAATAAGCAGTGGACTTCCGCTCAAAAAGAAGAAGGAGACGATGCTTAAGGCTAAGACAATCACCAGTGAAAAGGGCCTTAGGGATCTGATCGAGCGGAACCTACGCAAAGAGATTCATCCAGGGACCAAACCTTCCGTCGATTTCATCGCCTTCATTCTCGATGAGGCATACGAGGATGGTCTCAAATACGACGTCACAGACTTGCGACCAAGGATTTTAGCTTTTGCCAACAATAGCACCAATCAAGCCTCGACTTGTCTGAAAACCGTACAGAAGATGCGGTTCAAATCTGAAGAAGAGCTTGAAGCGGATGTTGTCTTGAAGGTAGATGACGATCGCATGGTTATATTCGACGTCGAAGTGTATCCGAATCTATTCGTTGTGTGTTGGAAATTTCGTGGCGATGCTGATGTCGTTCGAATGATCAATCCAAGTAGAGAAGAGATCGAGAATCTCACCAAACTAAAACTAGTGGGCTTCTACAATCGTCGTTTCGACAATCATATTCTCTATGCGGCTGTTCTAGGCTACAACATTTCACAGCTGTACGACTTGACGCGTAAAATTGTGATCGAAAACAATCGTAATGCCTTCTTTGCTCAGGCTTACAACCTTTCCTACGCCGATATTTGGGATTTCAGCTCGATCAAGCAAAGCTTGAAGAAGTTCGAGATCGATCTTGGTATTCATCACATGGAGCTGGACTTTCCCTTGGATGAACCGGTGGCAGAAGAGAATTGGCAGCGAGTAGTCGACTACTGTGTCAACGATGTTCTAGCGACGGAAGCTGTGCTAGAAGATCGCTGGGAGGATTTTGTCGCTCGCCAGATTCTTGCCGAGTTGAGTGGATTGACCATCAACGATACGACTCAGCGACATGCCGCGAAGATCATATTTGAGAACGAAAAGAATCCTCAACAATATTTCGTCTACACCGACCTAAGTGAGGAATTCAATGGGTACCGATTTGACGCCGGAAAAAGCTGGTATCGTGGTGAAGATCCCGGCGAAGGAGGCTACGTTTACGCCGAGCCAGGTATCTACAGCAACGTGGCTCTGCTCGATGTTGCTTCCATGCATCCAACATCTATCGAAATACTAAACGTATTCGGCAAGTTCACCAAGAAGTATTCAGAGCTGAAAAAGGCCCGGATAGCCATCAAGGAACGGGCTTTTGATAAGGCAAGAAAAATGTTCGATGGTCGTTTAGCTCTATATCTAGAGAATGAAGATGGAGCAGACAAGCTGGCCTATGCGTTGAAGATTGTTATCAACATCGTTTACGGATTGACCTCGGCTAAGTTTCCAAATCCCTTCCGAGACAATCGAAACAAAGATAACATCGTCGCCAAGCGTGGAGCTCTCTATATGATCGATTTGAAAAACGACCTGCAAGAAGCTGGACACCGCGTTGTGCATATCAAAACTGATTCCGTAAAGATTCCGAATGCAACGAAGAAAGCCATCGCTTTTGTCAAGGGGCACGGCAAACGCTATGGCTACGACTTCGAGCATGAGGTCACCTATGACATATTCTGTCTTGTCAACGACGCGGTCTATATTGCTCGGAAAGGTACAGACTGGACGGCTGTAGGGTCTCAATTCCAACATCCGTATATTTTCAAAAAGCTGTTCTCTGGTGAAGAACTTGTCTTTGACGATTATTGCGAGAGTAAGAACGTCCTCCAGGGAACGATGTATCTAGATCGAGAGGAGCATGAGAAAGATGAAGAGATCTCTTATCGCGCTATGCGTCACGTTGGCCGGACTGGCCGGTTTGTACCTGTCAAAGCCGGGGGCGGTACGCTCTATCGGGTCAAAGATGAAAAGTATTACGCGGTAGCAGGTACCAAAGGCTTCAAGTGGATCGAAGCTGAGATCGCACAAACGATGCCTGACCTCGAGATCGATATGTCATATTTCGAGAAGTTGCAAGATGAAGCTATCAAGACAATCGAGCAATTCGGATCATTTGAGGAGCTTACCCATGCCGCGGAATGACAACACCATAATGTTGGAAGGCGCTCGAATCATCTTCCGTAACTTCTCGGGCAAAGAAGGTCAATACAATCGTGAAGGTGATCGCAATTTTGCCGTCTTGCTCGACGACAAGACCGCCGCCAAGCTGGCCGAGGAAGAATGGAATGTGAAGTGGCTTCGTCCTCGTGGTGAGGAAGAGGAAGAAGCTCCGCAGGCATATTTGCCCGTCGCCGTCAAGTTCGACCCCCGTCCGCCCAGAATTGTCTTGATCACCTCGCGTGGTCGTACGAATCTCGATGAGAGTCAAGTTGAAATGCTCGACTGGGCCGATATTCTTAACGTCGACCTGATCATCCGTCCTTACGTTTGGACGGTCAATCAGAAAAGCGGAACAAAAGCATATCTACAGAGTCTCTATGTCACAATCGAGGAAGACGCATTGGAGCTTAAGTACTCTGATCTAGATATGGCATGATCGAAACCCTCGTCACCGTAGTTGTAACAGCGTTTGTGGTTCTGATTAGCGTTGTTTTCGGGTATTACCTTGGCGCAATTCGAAACCGAAATGAATAGGAGCTATGGAAAATACTAGTATTACCACTAAGTATGTTCGTAAGCCACTATTCGTAGATGCTGTCCAGGTTACTGAGCAAAATTTCTCCGATATCGCAAGATGGTGCTTTGGTGAGATCGGTAATATCGATGAGTCGCCAGTTGACAGATCTGCTGAAGTTCAGCCTACCAAGCAGTATATTCATGTGCGGGTTCACAATCCTAAGAATCCTAGGCAGACTAAGGCATTCGTGGGGGATTGGATTCTCTACACGGAGCGAGGCTACAAGGTCTACACGACCAAAGCCTTCCAAGCTAATTTCGATCTAGTCGACACAGAATCCTGATCAGAACCCAGAGAGGGGGTGAGATAGATGGCGGAGGAGGAGAAGAAGTCCTTTGTCAAAGCAGCCATCCAGTTCTTCTCGTCCGGACCTTACGGACGCAAGGTGGAGATCAAGGAGTTCCAGGCGCTGACAAACAAGGACAAGGCCGAACTCAGCGAGATGCTGATCGCCGCAGGCCATGACCACATTCCGTATACCGCTCCCTCAGAGGGGTAATATCTACTCTGGCGTTAAAGCCATGGACCCCGTTGTTGGATCCGGGCATGTTTTCGGAACGATTTGTCACTAGGTCTTTCCGAAAGGTTAAGGTATCAGCAACGCGCGCATACTCTCCCGTCCTGGAGACTCCTCGTGATTCGATACCTGCGCCAGAGTAAATTGGTGTCGAGGCGGTAACTAAGCCCTAAGTTACAACTTTCCTTCTGTATCCGTAGGGAAAATTGTAGCGTCCAAGACCGGAATCCGACCCGGAGCGGCACCACAAATCTTAGTCTCCAGGTAAACTCTTAGGATATCACGCACATCCGCGGCGTTTTTTATCAGTCAAAATACAATCCACTGGACCTGGATTGACCATTACGACTGGACTGGAGACTAAGTACTTTCGACTCAAAGGAAACCATGCCAGAACCGGTTATATTTGTGTATGAACGGCTACAAAGTTTGGAAGCTGTTCGTGCTCAGATTCGTGAGTGTGAAGGTCAGCATGTTCAGCAGGTGATTTTCAGTACGTTCATGGATGCCTTGACCCAGGTCTGCTTCACATGTCAGCGCGTCCGCAGCACAATTTACTGGGAAGGTAACCGGTCGTGGAATGTAGAACAGTCTCCAGGTAACCCCGGGGGTTCCTAGCCTAGGCCAACCGGGGCTTGCTGGCGAGAGACAAGGATGCCAGCGCTTTCGTTCGGATTGCCGCTAGGCATTGCAGTCAGACTGGAGACTAATGCTCACGGGACGGAATGAGACGCTCTGCAAAACGAGCCTCTTGTTAGGCAAACGTGAGAGGGTATGGTAGGCCGTCGTTGAGCCGTCTTGAACGCACTCGGCTACGCGATACCCAAAGATTCTTTAAACTATAAGTAAAGGAGAGTATGTGCCTGACGAAGTTACTAATATCAGCGAAGTCAAGACGACGAGTGATGGGTCCGTTAAGATCTCGGTCGAGAAGTACAACGAGCTACTCGCTCAGGCGGCTCGGAAACCTCCAGTGATCAATCAGACCGAAATCATCAAGACGGCCGAGATAGCTGCTAGGGAATATCGGATGTGGGGTGGCTCTCTTATGGGATTAGGCGCAGCCATGTTCACCGTCGGCGCACTTCTATACAGAGCCGGGCGCAACGTTTAAGATTGGTGAGGTGACAGACCGGTGACGACGGTAAGAGTACGGGCAAGTCAAAGCCTTAAGCTCTAACCTCACCTGCTGGGATACAGACGAAAGCCTTAGGGCCGTGCTGATCCTAGAGCCTGTGGAGAGATGTTATATCTCTCGCGACAGGCATATTTGTCCCCTAATAGGAGATGTTGATACGTGCTAAAAGCAACCGCCCTAATCACAACGGCGCTAACTTTGTTGATTAGTTCGGAGGCTGATGCTAAACGAAATGTGTCAGCGGCCCAACGTTGTCCTGGTCACGTCGAAGGTGTTTACTACTATCGTGGCATGACGCGCAAATGGCAACGTAAAATGAATGTGACACCAACACGCTCACAATTCAATGCTTCGTTGGTGAGATCCTGTTCATATACAATCTGGGTAGCACATCGCTGGCAACATCGGGCAAGCAGATGGCACGGTAAGTACGTTGCATATTTGAAAGAGCAGCGTATACCATCTGTATCGGGATACGCACCTCTCTGCGGCTCTTCGTGTGTTTCCTGTGAATCAGGTCATAACCCCAATGCCTGGAACAGTGCCGGTTATTGGGGTTGGTACCAGTTCGATTACGGAACGTGGGTAGCTCATGGAGGCATCCCTTCTCATTGGGGGAAGTCGACTACTTTGTCTGGTGAACAAACCGCAGTAGCCAGTCGTGTCAGATACGACGCCTGGCCGAACTGCTAACGCATAGGTGGAGCTATGCCTGCAAAATTGCAAAAGCAACGCCGCTGGGCCTTTGGTGTCAAGGGGGATAGCTGGGCTCGAGCTCATCATATGGACAACAAAGGCAAGTTGCCGAAAAGAGCTAAGAAGAAAAAGAAGTGAGCACGGATTTGGGTATTCTTCTGATCATGGTGCTCGGATCTATTCTCTGGGCAATTTATGATTAAAGATGTCTTTCGCTACAACCGCTATCGCTCAATCGAAGAACGAATTTGGTGCGGAATTTTTTGGATTGGAATCTTATTACTAGTATTATGGGTGGAACTCTGTGTCGCAATCGCAATCGCCCGACTACTATTGGTATTTCCGAACTGAAAAATTCCCCGGGGGCCATGGCCGCATGTGAAGCCCCGGGGATAGGGCAGGGACCTCTCTAGTAGCTGTGCTCCCCCGCTCCAGCTGCTAGATGTCTCTGCCCGCCTCGGGTACTAACGGTATATTTTTTCGAAAGGATAATCGTGCCAGAATGGGTCGTGATGCGCCAGCGTGAAAGCGATGATCATTGGCAAGCAGTATTCGTCAATGTCGAAGCAGAAACAGCCTGGCAGGCAATCGAACAAACTGTCCTTGATCGAGGTCGCGTCCGTTATGGCGATAATGCTGAAGGACGCTGGGTCGCTTTTCCAAATGAGTACTTCGTCGCCTATACAGCCACCATCACACGTATTGCTGAAATCAATCTCGCCGGTCCGGAGGACATGGTTTAATGCCGAGAAAATTCGATAACCAAGATTTGATTCTTCCCAATGGTGAAGTGGCACGAATCGGTACCTGGATGGGTCCAAATGGTGAAATGTGCATCAAGCTGCGACTACCAAGCGATTACTGGATGGTGAGCGGTGTCTGGCGAGCAGCAGAAGGAACAAGTTATCCCAACGGTAAGACCGTCCTTACCCTCGACAAGGGAGCATGAAATGTCGAACGAAACTGTCAAGCCGTATAGAGATCCTGTTCCCGGTCGTGGCTCGATCGAGTTGCGTCGAACTGCTGCGGGCGTCTATTCCTGGGTAATCACAATCTGGACCGACGCAATCGTCACCGACAATCATCTGATCGGAATGGTCGATTCCGTGCAGAGAGTAGATACTGAGCTGCGTGAGAGATATCCGGAGCCGGGAGCAAAAGAATGAGCGAGGAGGAGCAGGAAAAGAAAGATCCCGAGTGGTACATCTCGGACATGCACACTCGTCGCGCCGTTCGCTATCTAGGCGCAAAGCTGTTCGAGGATGGATATTTGTCTGCCTCGGAGATCGATCAACATTTGTTGATGCGGATGTGGGACGAGTCACTCGAGCAGACGACGCTGATCAACGAGCCTTCGCCAATTGGTCCCGATCCGGAGCAAGCACGCAAGTTCTTGATGTCGACGATGAATGCGCGAGTCGATCGATTGGAAGAGCGGGCGGATAATATCGAAGCGGTCATCATGTCGATCAGCGATTGGCTATTGAAGAACAACACGCGCTACAACTGGGGCCATCACCAGAAAGTTGAAAAGACGCTCTATGGAACTGAGACCACATCAGAAGCTCGCCCTGACCCAGCTTCGTAACGGCCATATTCTCTGGGGCGGAGTCGGCTCGGGCAAGTCCGCCGTTGCGGCCGCCTACTACATGCGCGAGGAGCGACCACGAGACGTCTACGTCATCACCACTGCGAAGAAGCGCGACTCAAAAGACTGGGTAGGCGAGTTCGCTGTGTACGGAATCGGAACGGAACCAGATGCCACTATCTCTGGCGTCCTGACCGTCGATAGCTGGAACAACATTCACAAGTACGCAGATGTCTATGGGGCATTCTTCATCTTCGACGAGCAACGACTAGTCGGCTCAGGAAAGTGGGTAAAGTCATTTTTGAAGATCGCGAAATCGAATCGTTGGATCCTCCTCTCGGCGACTCCGGGCGATACCTGGATCGACTATATTCCAGTCTTCGTCGCGAACGGCTTCTACAAGAACCGGACCGCCTTCAAGAGAGAACACGTCGTCTACTCACAGTTCACGAAGTTTCCGAAGGTGGAACGATATTTGGGGCAAGGACGACTGATCAAACTCCGTAACTCGATCCTGGTCCCGATGCCACACCCAAAGACGACCGTCCGACACTCTTCGGTGATTCATGTTGACTGGAACGACGCCTTGCTGCAGAGCGTGATCAAGAACCGCTGGCATATCTATCAGAACAAGCCGATTAGAGATATAGCGGAGCTGTTCGGAGTAATGCGGCGTGTGGTGAATTCTGACCCCGACCGAATCAGAAAGGTGGTGGAACTATTAGAACGACACAAAAGGCTCGTGCTCTTCTACAACTTCAACTACGAGCTCGAGGCGCTGCGACAGCTGAGGAAACAGGTGACGATCGCGGAATGGAACGGTTGGAAGCACGAAGAGATTCCGACTGGGGACAGCTGGATCTACCTGGTGCAGTATGTGGCGGGCTCGGAGAGCTGGAACTGCATCGAGACTGACACGATTGTCTTCTTCTCACTCACCTACTCGTACAAGAATTGGGAGCAAGCGCACGGACGAATCGATCGTCTGAACACTCCTTTTACCGATTTATACTACTATACACTCCGTTCGAAGTCTGTAATCGACGCTGCGATTTGGCGTTCATTGAAGGCAAAAGAGAACTTCAACGTGGCCAAATTTGATATGAAACTGTTGAAGGTCACTGAAAATGAGGGTAAAAATGGCTGAAAACGAGGTAACGGTTCGACGACACAAAAGTGGGATTGTGAGCATCGAAACAGACGATTTTTATGCTGAAATCCAGATTCGGGCAGAAACGCCAGCCGAGAAGTATGAGATTGTAAAGGCGGCAATTTTGAGAAAAGGCCTGGTATTTAGCGAAAAAGTCGAAAAACAGCTTCGAAAGGAGCTAAATTTCTGGTCTTGACCATTTGCCCAAATATGAGTCTAAAAACTTTCCCTACGCGCGAGAACCTAATAAGTAAATAGGGTTTAGATACTAAGATGGGTTTATATAGAAACTTTTTTGCCTCAAAATCTTGGCAAATAACTAAACTCCGAAAAGGAGCATAAATCGACCCCTCCCACAAGGCAGCGCGCTTTCTCAAGGTCGTTAAAAAAAAATTGAGGTGAGCTATGGAAGAACTCTGGCAACCGATTGAATTCTTTCCAGGATACGAGGTAAGTAGTTGGGGAAGAATCCGTTCTGACAAGTGGTGGGAGGATGGAAAAATCTTATCCCAATCTCCAAATCAGTTCGGGGTCATGCAAGTGGGTTTGATGCGAGACAATGTGCAACATCATCGCTCGGTACCATTGCTGGTCGCAAAGGCTTTTTTACCTCCAGTGCCAGGTGTAAACAGAAGAGGTAAGCGGGCATATGATACTCCGATCAACCTTGATGGAGATCGTACTAACAATCATATTGATAATCTTGTCTGGCGTCCTCGTTGGTTTGCTGTGAAATACAATCGTCAGTTCCGGCATCCGTTTCAAAGGCCTATCCTTCAGCCAATCGTCGAATTGGAAACTGGTGAAGTAAGTAAAAATTCATTTGAGTGCGCTAAGGAGTACGGTTTACTCGAGGAAGATCTGGTGCTTTCTATCTTGAATCGAACTTACGTTTGGCCCACATATCAGTTTTTCGGCATTTATGAAGGTTAGATATTAGTTAGCATAGATATCGCGGTGTATAACAGAAGGGATAGAACATCTCTTTTATTTTTTAGCATTTATTGGGTCGCAAAGTGAGAAAGGAGGGGCATGGCTAACGAAATTAATCTTCAGCCTCAAGTTTTGAATCTAGCATTGTATGCTGGAGACGGTGTAGAATTTCGTCTAATCTGTACGGACAAGGCCGGTGCTCCTGTCGACGTCACCGGCACCGTCAAGGCGCAGGTTCGACTCGAACGTTTGACAGCGGATCCGGCTATCGTCGAATTTGCTACCAATATGGTTGACGCTTATCAAGGAATTGTCGTGCTTTCCTTAACTGGCGCACAGACACAAACACTATCCGCGCATCCTTCTAGTAAGCAGGGCACATTTCTAGGCGTCTGGGATGTTCAATGGGCCCCCGCTAATAAACAGCCGCGTACCTTGTGTCAAGGATCTGTGGAGTGCGTGTCCGATGTTACTAGATGATCTCATTGTCAAAGTCGTAACTGAGGAAACAATTGTCTTCGATGTGGATCCTGCGGATATTGATGTAGAGCTTGAGTCAGATGTGGAAACACTTGTTTCGTTTGAGTTTGATGTTGATCCCCTTGATGTAACAATCGAAGCTAATGAATCTCGGATCACGATCGAACAGCCGCCAGATACAACTTTTGCGCTTGAAACTTCACTAGACGTGATTGTTTTAGCTGCAGGTAATATCGGCAATCCAGGCCCAGCTGGACCTCCAGGTCCACAAGGCGCTGAAGGTCCCGTAGGACCTCAAGGTGAGACGGGTGCTCCTGGAGCTTCACTTGCTTCATATTGGTATGAGTGGAAGACCAATACCGAGGCAACGGATCCTGCTCCCGGTTTCTGCAAAATGAATGGACCTGTTGGTACGGCGACTGAACTTTACATGTCGCAGTATGATAAACAGGGCGCTACGCCGTTGGCAATCGTATTTCTTAATCCCGGCGACGATTTGTATCTATATGAAAAGAATCAATTTGATACTTGGATTCGTTATGTTGTCGGTGATACTATTGATCATGGTGAATGGTGGACAATTGAAATTACTCACGCCGAGGACGGGCCGGATGCATTTACTCCCGCGGGTAATACTCAGGTATTGATCGTAACACCAATGCGTGGTGTGGCCGGACCGCCTGGACCAACGGGTCCGCAAGGACCTGTTGGTGAAACAGGCCCACAAGGCCCAACTGGTCCTACGGGTCCTACGGGTGTTGATGGTTTACCGGGTTATCCATCGACGATAGGTCATCTGAATGATGTACTAACCGTCAAGGTTGATGGCAGTCCACCAAGTTGGGAAGATCCTTCTGGTGGCGCAGATCTAGTTTATAACGGTGATTTTCCTACAAATACTCCGTATACTGACGGCGATATCGTCATCAAAGATGGCGTCGCTTATATGTGCGTGCGCCCAACTAGTGCAGCGCCGACGGTATGGCCTGGTGGTTCGGGTTTAGGTGGTCCGATACCGCAACCAGTTACCAATGGTCAATGGATCAAAGGGGCAGGCGGTTTACCTGTTTGGTCACCGATTGTTGCGGGTGATATTAAAAGCGCCGTAGATGGTCAGTTTCTCAAAGGTGCGAGCGGAGTTGGTTCATGGGCAGCAATCGCACAAGCGGATGTAACAGGATTAGTTGCTGCATTGGCAACAAAAGCTGGTGTGCCTAATTACGGTACAAGTTTGCCAGCATCTCCAGTGGATGGTCAAGACGCAATTCTCGTTGATTCACTTACGAATCCGACCTATCAATGGCGATTTCGTTACAATGCGGGATCAACTTCGACATATAAATGGGAATTTATTGGCGGCGCGTCTTATGGAGGATTTGGTGGTTCCTATACGGGTACGCCGGGAGCCAACGTTTGGTTTGATTTGCCAGGTACACCGTCATTGATAATTCCCCGTGCCGGTATTTATCTAGTTGATACGCGCGCTTACCATCAATGTGCAGCTACCGCATCTGTTTATACCGCTTATGCACGCGCTTTTGCTACAACTTCTGGTGGGGGTAACAGCGCTTCTGGTGCTGGTTCATCTGCATATTGGGGTGCAATGTTGGTTACTTGTGAACCAAGGACCCTTATTGCCGGTGAGACAGTCAAAGTTCAATGTATGTCAAATGCTCCTCAACCGAACACTACTTTTGCCAATGGACAACTCGTAATTACACCGGTGAGGGTTTCATGAGCACCCCAAATCCCACTTCAACGGATTGGATTCCACTTTGGGATCTTAATGGTGGCGCATCCGATTTTCATTATCGTGGTGCTTATGTTGGTGGAACGCCATACAGTAATGGCGATGTTGTAATTGGTTCTGATGGAATCGCTTATCTTTGTGTTGCTGATGGCGTGACTGCAGCACCGATTGCTTGGACTGGAATTTATGGTCCGACAGGTCCGCCCGGACCGCAAGGGCCTCAGGGACCCAAAGGAGATATCGGAGCCACTGGTCCCGGACTTCCAACGGTACAAAATGGTAAATGGTTGAACGGTTTGGGTGGAGTTGCTGTTTGGGCTTCGCTGGCGATAGGAGATATTCCACAACTCCCGGCCACAAAGACGGACGGTCTTGTTACCGCTGATACGGCTTGGGTAGCCATTACTACATACGTAAATAGTTGGCGCGATTATGGTAGTGGTTTTCCTGGTGGCCGTTTTCGAAAGCTTGCAAGTGGATTGATCGTACTTTCGGGATTGTTGAGTGGTGGTACGTCGGGTACAATTGCTTTTACACTTCCTGTCGGTTATCGACCCGATCTTTATCGACATTGTCATGGATTGTCAAATGATGGAATTGGAACGGTGCGTATCAATGCTAATGGCGAGTGTCAATTGAATTTTCCCTCTGGTGGCTGGTTTTCACTCGATGGGGTGTGTTTCTACCCATGAGTACTATCCCCGATCCAGCAACGACAAGATGGGTCCCATTACAGGGTAAAATAGTTGATAGTCTAACTTATTGGGGTGCATATAGCGCATCCAAAACGTATAATGATGGTGATTGTGCAATTGGTTCCGATGGTATTTTGTATATGTGCGTGCAAAATGGAACTCTTAATAAAGCTCCGGTGAGATGGTCGGGAGCTAATGCTCCGGTAGGTATACAAGGTCCCACGGGAGCACAAGGTGTGGGTATACCAACTCCGGTTGTAAATGGGCAATGGGTCAAAGGTGTTGGCGGTGCTGCTGTTTGGTCTCCAATTACATTAGCTGATGTAGCAGGAGCTGCTGCTATACCCGCTTATGTAACTACACTTCCGGCAAGTCCCGTTGATGGACAAGAATGTATTTTGGTTGATTCACTTACTGCTCCTACTCGAACGTGGCATTGTCGTTACAATGCACAAACGTCTAATTCATATAAATGGGAAGTGCTTGGCGGTACGCCAATACTTGGAATCAGTGGTGCACAAGTAACGGTAAATCAAGCGAATGCTTGGATCAACGTTGTTGGAACTGCGATCACATTGCCTCTTCAGGGATATTATGTATTTCAGGCTTCGTTTCGATGTAACAATGGTTGGAGTGGTGCACAACATTGTTACATGATGTTGTGGGCAAACACGCAGGGTAACGTGTTCGGTCCTCAAGGTCTTGTCGGTCTTAATTCTGGTTGGTGGGGTGTATTGGCTGTTGCTCCATTTGTTAATTCATTCTTTGCGGGAACGACAATTGGTGTTGCTGCTCATTGGAACAGTGGAACTCCAGGTTATGTCGGTGAAATTGCTTGGTCCGCGATGCCGATTAGGTTGATCCCATGAGCGCTATCCCTGATCCAGCAACGACAAAATGGATTCCGGTTCGGGCAGATGTAAGCGATCATAAAAGATATTGGGGCATTTATGAATCGTCACGCGTGTATAACGATGGTGATTGTGTTATCGGCTCGGACAAAGTGCTTTATATTTGTACAAAAGAAGGTATAACGAGTGCGCCGATAGCTTGGCCGAAAAGAGATGGGCCCGTTGGAAAACCCGGTGATATAGGAGAACAAGGTTCGGGTATTCCACTTCCAGTAATTGAAGGACAATGGATGAAGGGTGTTAGCGGTGGAGCAGTTTGGCAATCGTTGAAAGTTGCCGATATTCCAAATGCCGCGACTCCACCTAGTTATGGAACACAATTTCCAGTTAATCCTGTTAATGGTCAAGAACACGTTCTCGTAGATGTAGCAAATGCACCGACGTGGTCGTGGCGTTGTCGCTATAACGCGAATATAGCCGATACTTATAAATGGGAAGTTATCGGCGGTATACCAATTTTTAGAACATATACTACGCAGGTGACTATTTCTTCCGGCGGTTGGCAAGATATTGTAGGCGGAACAACAATTCGTGTACCAAGAGCCGGTATTTATATGTGTACTGCTAGTGGTCGGACAATGAATAATGGCGGTTCAGGTCAGTATAATCATTTCAATTTTTATTTGAATAGTCCAGGTAGTTATTTCGGCCCGATGCCAGTTCATTCAGGCGGAACCGGATTATGGGGAACTCCATTTATTGCACCCTTTGTATATACATTTGCGGTTGGAGATTTGATTGGTCTCAGTACTGCCACGACTAATCCTCCGGCGTACTATGATCAGGAATCGTGGTCAATCATGCCGAGGAGGATTATATGAGTAGTATTCCTGATCCAGCAACAACACCGTGGGTACCACTTTGGGACACTGGTGCGGGTACAGCTCCACAAGTACCATCGATACCGGGTGAGGTTAAATTGTGGGGTGGTAAAGTTCTTCCGGATTTGACCAAATATGGTAAATGGGTTTGGGCCGATGGTACAGCTTATTCCTCGACGACATATCCGGAAGCGTCAAATAATATTGCGCCAGAATGGAAGACAGCGCATGGACAAACGGATCCGGGTGCGGGAATGTTTCGAGTTCCCGATCTTCGAGGATTAACTCCTTGCGGATTGGATCAGATGCCTGGTGGTACACGAGCAAATCGAACAACTCGTTCTGTCGCAATTACGGTTGCAGCTAAGACAGGTGAAGAATATCATGTAGTTACCTTAGCTGAAACACCGGCCCATGCACATAGTGTTTCGGATCCGACGCACGGTCATGGTGTTTCGGATCCGACGCATATTCACGCGCTGACAAATTATGGATTTAACTATCACGGTGGTACTGGTGCTCCAGATGGATATGGTGATTCACCGTGGATGGTCAGTATGACAACCGATTATCGAGCAACAGGTATTGGTATTTCTGGAGCTGCTACTGGTATCTCGATTCAAAATGCAGGTGGCGGCGGTGCACATGAGACGATGCAGCCAACAGTATTTGTTCCTTATATTGTTCGGCTTGACGGATAGGAGAAATTATGAGCGAACTTGTTTATTATGCGCGGACTGATTTTGATAGTTGGCAAGCACAACTTTCGAATTATAATAATGAGCGAAGCACATGGGAACAGGCCGTCAAGGACGTTGAACTTCGTAATACTGAACGACAAGCCGAATATCAAGCTGCTCATGATGCCTGGGAAGCAATTCCTCCGCCACGGGTTGACGCAAATGGTACGGAATTGATTGAACCTACACCGCCGCTTGCTGAACCGAATCCAGCTGCTCCAATTGAGCCAACTCCACCAGAAATTCGCTATACGCAACGTCCAGTTGACGGAACTGAGGAAATTCAAACTCCCCACGGTCCAACGATTGTGATGACACCATCAGTGGTTGTTACTTCAACAACCGGCGAAGTATTTGCTATGAGCCCAGATGATTTTGAGCGTGCCTATTCGGCGGTCTCTCCCAAGGCGTTCGAAGTTTAGGAGGACGAATGCAAGTAAATATCAGTATCACTCTCGGTCCTAACGATACTTTGAGTATGACGCCGGATCAGGTTGCTCAGGCGGTTTTGGATGGACTGAACGGCGATTCAAGTAAAGACGTTGTAACGAGTTTTATCCAGCAGCAGCCTGAATCTGGCTCCGCGGGGGTGACTCCGCCTACTCCGCCAGCGTCGGGATGACGGAGAATCAGTACCAAGCTAGATTAATCAAGAAACTTGAACGTATATTTCCAGGCTGTATGATCTTGAAACAGGACTCATCATATCGACAAGGAATTCCAGATCTCATTCTTCTTTGGAGAAAACATTGGGCTGCGCTAGAGGTTAAACTCGAGCCGATGTCGAATTCACAACCTAATCAAAAATATTACATCGAGCAATTAAATTACATGTCCTTTGCCGCGTATATTTATCCCGAAAACGAAGAGGAGGTTTTGAGTGCGCTTCAACAAGCATTTAAACCTCCAAGGAGAACATGCGTTTCTGAGTCCTAGTCAATATCATTGGATCCATTATACGCCTGATCGATTATTGGAACGTTGGACTGCAGCTCAAGCCGCAGCCTATGGTACGTTGCAACATGAGTATGCACATCGAGAGATCGCCGCAGGTCGGCTGTCAGACCTAGTTGGAACGATCGGCTTGTATATCAATGATGCGATTCGCTATCGCATGAACTGTGAACAAATTCTCTATTATTCGGAGAATTGTTTTGGTACCGCGGATACGATTGCGTTTCGATACAATACTCTGCGAATTCATGATTTGAAAACAGGAGTGTTCCCTGGTTCCGTACACCAACTTGAGGTTTATGCTGCGCTATTTTGTCTCGAGTACGATAAAAATCCTTTTGATATCAAAATTGAGCTGCGCATTTACCAAGATAACGAGGTGATGGTGTACGATGCCGATCCAGAGGATATCGCGTTTATCATGGAAAAGATTCAGCAATTCGACAAAGTCATTGCCCATCGAAAACTGGAGGAGGAATCGTGATTCGTACTGAAGAACAGCATCTTGCGCATTACGGAATCCTTCGCCGCTCTGGTCGTTATCCGTGGGGATCGGGTGGTACGCAAAGCAAGCGCAATAAAAGCTTTCTCGATTACGTTTCTAATCTGCGTAAAGAGGGAATGTCGGATGCTGAGATTGCCAAAGGTGTTGGCATCACCAGAAACGAACTTACGGCTGCACGCTCGATTGCCAAGGCTCAGCAGAAGCAGGAGCAGATTCTCACTGCTCAGCGGCTAAAGGAAAGGGGCTGGTCGAATCCTGAGATTGGTCGTCGTATGGGTGGGCTCAATGAATCTTCTGTTCGCGCCTTGCTCAAGCCGGGTGAGATGGAAAAGGCTGATGCCATCCAGACTACGGCCAAGATGTTGAGAGAGCATGTCGACACGAAGGACATGATCGACGTCGGCAAGGGAGTCGAGAACTGGGTCGGCGTAACAAGGACTCGTCTGGACACGGCGATTGCTTCTTTGCGTGAGATGGGATACGGAGTTCACAATATCAAGATTCAGCAGATCGGTACCGGCAAGTACACCGAGATGAAAGTACTAGCCAAGCCTGGTATTTCCTTGCAGGACGTACAGAGGAACAGAGCTCAGATCCAGCAGATCCCCGAGTATTCGAATGATAATGGACATAGTTATTTCAGTGCACAGAAACCGATCTCGGTCAACTCGAAGAGAATCCGGGTCAACTATGCCGAGACTGGTGGAGCTGAGCTCGACGGCGTGATCTATGTTCGACCTGGTGTGAAGGACCTGCATCTTGGTTCCGATCATTACGGGCAGGTTCGTATTGCTGTCGATGGCACACATTTTGTCAAGGGTATGGCCGTATACAATGATGACTTGCCTGCCGGTGTGGATCTTGTAGTCAACACCAACAAATCGAACACGGGGCGTAAGAAAGATGTTATGAAAGAGTTGACGCCGAATTCAGAACTTCCTTTCGGTTCTGTTGTTCGTCAGATTAATGACCCCGTCACCGGTAAAGTGACATCGGCACTTAACATCGTCGGTGTCAAAGAAGGCTCGGGTGTCGAAGGTTCCTGGGATAGATGGAATCGAACTCTTTCTTCGCAGATGCTGTCGAAGCAGAATCCTAAGCTGGCCAAGCAGCAGCTTGATCTGACTTTCGAACAGCGCAAGAAGGAATACGATGAGATTCTTTCCCTCACGAATTCAACCGTGCGCAAGGAACTCCTCGAGCGCTTCGCCGATCAGACCGATGCAGCATCGGTACATCTCAAGGCGGCCAATCTACCACGCCAATCGACCAAGGTCATCCTGCCGATTCCATCCTTGAAGGATGACGAGGTTTATGCACCAAGCTTCCGACCTGGTGAGCGTGTAGTGTTGATTCGCTTTCCGCATGGTGGTACGTTTGAGATTCCTGAATTGAAGGTAAACAATCGTAATCCGGATGCGCGTAGACTTATCGGTCCTCATGCTCAGGATGCTATCGGTATCAATCATCGTGTGGCCCAGCATTTGTCTGGTGCGGATTTTGATGGTGATACGGTTCTTGTTATTCCCAATAATAGGAAAACTGTAGAAAAGACCCCCGCTCTTCAGGAATTGAAGGATTTTAACCCACAACAGTATAAGCTCGACAAGGATTCCCCGATTCCCCGTATGACCAATCGGCAAAAGGGAATCGAGATGGGCAAGGTTAGTAATCTTATTACCGATATGACGATCAAGGGTGCAGAGCCGCATGAGATTGCTCGTGCCGTCAAGCATTCAATGGTAGTCATCGATGCGGAAAAGCATGGGCTTGATTATCGCCAATCAGAAAAAGATCATGGTATTCTTACTTTGAAAGAGAAGTATCAGGGTAAGAAGACCGCCGGTGCGCAGACGATTGTTAGTAGGAAGAAGAGTACCAAGTTTATCGAGGAGCGAATTGAAAGACCGCAACGATTGGGTGGACCCGTTGATCCGATTACGGGTAGGAAGGTTTACATTCCATCTGGCCGCATGCGCAAGGATTTCAAAAGGGTAACTGATCCGGCTACAGGTAAGAAGGTAAAGGTAGAAACGGGGAAGTTTGTCCCCTATCAGCAGAAGATCGAGAAGCTGGCATTGGAAGAAGATGCATTCCGCCTGGTCTCAGCTGACCCCACCCCAATGGAAGTACTATATGCAACGCACTCGAATCAGCTTAAGGCTATGGCCAATACGGCAAGGAAAGAAGCATTGGGGATTAAGGGTGAAAAAAAGTCCCCCGCCTCTGAAAAAGCCTATGCCTCTGAAGTGGAAAGCCTTAATGCAAAACTAAACGAGGCGAAAAGGAACGCCCCCCTTGAGAGACAGGCCCAGCTCCTCGCAAACGCCCGGGTCTCCGCAACACGGCAGTCCAATCCAGACATCGAGAAGGAAGAGATTGTAAAGGTTAAGAACTCCGCATTGAACGAAGCACGTCGTAGAACAGGGGCTGGTAAAACAAAGATCCGCGTTACCCAAAGCGAATGGAATGCGATTCAGGCAAACGCTATCAGCACTACCAAACTAAAAGAGATCATTGACAATAGTGACCTCGATACAGTTAAGTTCCTTGCCTTGCCTAAGCATACTCCTAAGATGACCTCCTCTAAGAGACTCCGTGCCCAATCAATGTTGGATCTCGGGTATACGCAACAGGATGTGGCCGATGCCCTAGGCGTATCACTGACCACACTCAAGGTTAGTCTCAGTGAGTAGGTGATCATGGCTGATAGTATCGAACCAACTGAGTACATGTTAACAACTGTTGACAATCCATTCAATCCATTCACAGAGTTCGATCAATGGTTTACGTATGACACAATGATGGGTTACAATACCGTGTCCTTCCTTGATCGAGTTGCAAGAGTTTCGCATGACCTCTCGGAACCTGATCAGATAGTTGCTATTGATGATGCGATTGATGAGATAGCAAGAGAGAATGTGTCAGGAATGTGGAAGAAGGTTTCAAGAAATTCTTTTCAGACCATCCCACAATAAAGAGGCTATGCCCTATGCACGCCATGGCATAGGCATGGATCAATGTTACAAATTAATTGTTCAATGTATGAGTACCAACACCACCTATGCCATGCCCATGAAATGTTTTTAAAAATTAATTGAAAAATTTTAGAAAAAAAATTAAAAGAAAAATTAAAATGAAAAAAAATTTAGAAAAAAAATTTGGGAGACCGAAGACCGGGGGAGGGGGGTCGAAAAAAATACACCCCCCTATGCAT